GCTGTTGCACGAAAACCGCCGCCGCCGCCATGCCGTCGAGCGAAAAGAACAGCGTGGCATAGACCAATTGCGCCCGCCGAGGCAGCGCGATCGGCCGCTTGCCTTCATCAAGCAGCGCGCTGGGGCGGATCAGCGCCGGCCGCCGGTCGAGGTCGAGGTTGACCAGCGCGCCCGCGACCGCGTTGACGAGATCGTCATGCCCGCCGGGCGTGTGATCGACCGAATCCCTGCCGCTCCGCGCCGTGCGCCGCTCCAACCCGACAAGCTGCGACGTGATGCGCGGATGGTCGAGCAGTTCCACCCGGCCGGCATGCAGCAGGGGCAAAAGGTCCATATATAGATCGGATTTCGGCCGCGCGCTCGGCATGTAGTCGATACCATGCTCGCGGAAGCGCTGCCTGGGCCATTCCCCGCCGTAGCGATCGCCGGTGACGGTCGTCACATTGTAGCGGCGCAGAAGCTCGGCAAAATCCTTGACGGTCGCCTCGGGGTCGAACGGCGGACGGGCCTCGCTCACGGCGTCAAGGATCACAATCCCGGCCGCGTCGATATGCGCGATCGCCAGCGTCATCGCATCCGAGACGCCGCCCGACGGGTCAGCGAACGCGGAATAGGCGATCCCGGGCATCGGCGGCAGTTCCGAGCGCCCGCGCATCGTGACGGCATCGACAACCTCCCGGGTGACGAAATCCGCCAGATCATCGCGAAATTCAGCGCCATACTCCGCTCGGGCGGCTTCGGGGTCGTCGTCGTAAGCCTCGGCAATGAGCGCCGGGTCAATGCCGGGGTTCATCGCCGCCGTGTCCGCCTTCCACACAAGCACGCGCGCATCGTCCTGGCCGTAGTGTCGGCGGAAGGCGTCATAAAGCGCGCCCCGCTTGGCGTAGGGCGACGATGCGAGAAGCAGGATCGATCCCGGGATCGAGGCCATGCCGGGGCGCAGCGCGCGCAGAATCTCAACGTCGGGGTTCGCGCTGGTTTCGTCCGATCGCCAGAACGCGATCTCATCGCAGAGAACCGCCGCGAAAGAATAGCCGCGCGTGGTCCGGAAAGAGGCGGTGGCAATCTCGATCCGCACTCGGTTCGAGAGTTCGATCGCCTCGGAGTTCGCATCAGCGATCAGCGGCGCGAGCAATTCCGTCTCTTTCAGCAGGCCGAGGATATAGCGAAAGATCGATCGCGCCTGATCCCGGTTCGCGGCGAGCACTCCGACGGTTGCAAGCTCGCCGGGGGCGAGATGCGGCGCGTAATCACGAAAAACGGCGAGAAACACGGCCACCGTGGCGAGCGCGCGGCTTTTGCCCCCGCGCCGGCCAACGATAAGCGCCGCTTCCCGGAAGGGTGCGGCCGGGGGCGCGGTGCGGCCGGTGTGCAGGCGGAACGCCGCCGCCTCGGCCTCGCTCATGGGGAGCGCGAACAACGCCGCGAGGAACGCCCGCCAAGCCCCCCAGGTCTCGCCTCGGAAGTGCGCTCCGAACAGCGCGGGATCGTCGAGCGTCTCGGCGATCGTAACGATACGGCCCGGGGGCAGGATCGGGCCGGCGGGGGGCGGCGCGGGGCGGCGCCGGGGGCGCGAAGGCATCAGGGATTTCCTCGAAGTCATCTTGCGGATCGGCGGGAGATGATCTGTTCCATAGATTATATCCTTTCATGCCCGTAAGCGGTGTGCTATATCATCTCATGAAGCTGTCGGCATGACCCACGATCGGGATCATAACGCCGCCAAAAACCTGATGACCATGGCCGCCAGTTCGGCGGTTACAGCCTGTGGAGCGATCCGCTCTGGTGTTGGCCTTGCGGCCAGGACGAAACGGATTGCCGTGAAGCAGGAACCTACTCATGCGACGTTTGTCCAGGTGTAGGAGAACGGACATTGAAATCGCCTTTCAGCCCGCCGGCGTTCGCGCGTTCGGCGGGCTTCTTTCGTTCGCGGGAGATCAGGGGGCGCGGTCGGCCTCGGAGGTCGAGCGGCGGGGCTCGCTGGTTCGCGATTCCGCCCAGCGGAGCAAATCGCCCCACCTGTAAATTGCGCGGCCGGAAAATCGCCGATACGGCGGGCCGCCCCCCCGGGTCGCCAGCGTGCTCAAGGTCGCCGGCGCGATTTGGAAACCGGCGGCCGTCAGCGCGGCGGCAGCATCACGGCGGCGAAAAATTGTATTGGGGTCAGGCATTTCGGTCTCCGCTTGTTGAAAGCGGACAACCATTTATGCCATCTCGCGGCAATAGTCTCTGGAAAAACTCGGCCCGACTTTTTCCCTACGGCTTCGCAACGGGTCTGTGCAGCGCGGCGAAGGCGTCGGTGCTGACCGTCACGCCACCGATGGCGAGAAACGCGATGCTCAGGCACACGGCGACGCCGAGGGTTCAAACCGGCCCGGTCGCCGCAAACCCCCATGATCGCCTTTCTGAGGCGGGGGTCGCAGGTTCAATCCCTGCCGCACCCACCAAGTATTTCAACGGGTTAAGAGCGGATTGCCGAGGCGGCGAAAACGCCTAGCGCGCACATAGCGCGCAACTTTTCAGAATTGGCGCGGCATCGGTCCCGGCGGGGCGATCCCGAACATGGCGGCGTCACGCTTCCGTGAGCGCGGGGGCATCAGGGGGCGCCGGCGAGATGATCGGCGATCGACGGGCGCGGCTCGGGCGCGGAGGCGAACCCGAGGCGATCGAGCACACGGCAAAACGAGTTCACGAAAGCGAGATACTCCCGCCGGCCGTGGTCGCTCAGGCCACCAAGTTCGATAAACCGGGCATCGAACACCGCAAGCTTGAGGCGCAGTTGGCAGGCGGTCTCGATCAGCGCCATTTGGACGGGCGTAGGGTTGCCGCCAACGTGCGCGACAAGCTCCGCGCGCAGGCGGCGGGCAGCTTTCGCGGGGGCGGAAAGCCCATGCACCCGGCGAATTTGGGCGCGCTTGCGTGCTCGCACAGAGAGCCGCGAGAACGGCTCAGAATCTTCCGGAAGTGCAAGGGAAGGCGTCGGAAGCGCGCGGCACTCGCCCCCGTCGGCCGGCCGTTGCCGCCCCTCATCGCCCGTGAACATCACGCGAACATCGCTTGCCATGTTACCCGCCTGTTACCCTGCAACCCGTCATTTTGCGCCAGTTCTGCGCGATTTCAAGCTGTTGTCTCGTGCAAGCCGCAGATATGATATCTGATGCTCCGCGTTGGCGGCGAGCGCCGAGCAGCGTCGGAAGCATCGGCGAGGCGGGCAGGCGATCCGAGATAGAGCTTCCCGGCCGGATTGGAGCGGCTGGCGAAGAAAGCGGCTTTTGGAGAAGGTCGAGGCGGCGGCGCGGAGTCTCAGCCGTCTAAGTTTTACAATGCTTCGGCTGCCCGGGCTGAGCCGCTGTACCCGGACGGCTGGAAGCGGCAGATTTTCTATCTTTGTCCGGGTTTCCCTGGTTTCCCGGGTAGATAGAAAAAAAGAAAGAGGAGCCGCCGTTTTCCGCGTTTTTGCGCGCAGAAGTTTTTGCCCTCCGAAAACCCTGGGAAACCTGGGTCTCCCGGACAAAGCGGCAGGCGACTGCGGTTTTCCGTGTCGGGGTTCGGGCATTTTCTGCCCCTAACCCGGACGCCCGTGACATTCCCGCGTCACCGCGTGAGAATCCGCCTCAAAATAATAGGGCGGCGGGCTATGAGATTGAGTTTAGCATATTAAAGGGGCGCGGGCATGTCAACCCGCTGCAAGAGCCGCAGACCACAGATCAGGGGGTCGGGAAAATGTCAGACCCGGTGACGCTGGCTGTTAGCAGCGGGGGGCGTGAGATCACGAATTTGTGATGGCTGACTGTCAAACAGTCCTTGACAACAGAGGGGCGGCTCTCTATATTCAGTCTATCGCCACAGAGGCGATGGCGGGGGGGTCGGCCCCAGAAATAGGAGACGAAAATGAGCAGCAATCGGAGACGGCGCATGATTATCACGCTCAAGATGCTGAGGCAGCAGCACGCATGCCCGAATCAAGTGGCGCGGTTCCAGGAATTGTTCGGGGCCAAGGCCGCGGTCACGGTCGAGCTCGCCGTCAAGCATGCGCAGGATTTTGACTGGGATTGGGCGGCGCGGAGTCTGCTGTCGGCAGCGGGGTACAGCGCCTATAATGCGGCGACGGCCGCGGCCGAGCGCGCATATGACGCGGCGATGGCCGCGGCCCTGCGCGCCTATGACGCGGCGACGGCAGGGCAACGTCGCGCATATGCCGCGGCAACGGACGAGGCGGCATGCGCCTACAACGTGGCGACGGCAGGGCAACGTCGCGCATATGACGCGGCGACGGCAGGGCCACGGCTCGCATATGCCGCGGCATGCGCGCGGGCGTTCGCGGAAGCAGCAATCGGAGAGGACACGCTTCAGGCGAGTCAATAATCGGGGGCCACAGAGGCGAGGAACGGGGATCAGCCCCCCGGACCAGGAGACGAAAATGAGCAGCAGAATGTTTCGCTATAACGAACGGCCCGTCGACGAGCCAACAGGGCCAGCCCCCGCGGCGGGGTTGGTAATCGTTCAGGGCGCCCCGCGCCGTGGCGCGGCGGCCCTCTCCCCCGCTGCCCGGTGTGAAATCGCGCGGGCGTGGAAACGTTTCTATCGAGCCTCGCGGCGGGCCAGGGCGCGGTTTGATAACGACACGGCTGAGCCAACGCGGCTCTACGACGTGGCCGCGTACGCCGCCCAGCGGCGTTACTTCGAGGCGACTCGCGCGCCGCTGCACGCTTATGAACGGGCGGTCGCAGCGGCCGAACAGGCGGCGGCAGAGGCCATCGACGCGCCTTGGCAGGTTTATAATGCCGTGTTGGCGTCGGGCAAGGCGTCGTACGCCGCCGAGACCGATAGCGCTCGGGCGGCGTACGACGCGGAGATGCTAAATTTAAAGGCGGCGTACGACGCCGCCGTCGCCGAAGCGCGTGCGGCGTACAACGCGGCGATGGCCGAGGCCAAGTCACGGTGCGCATATGACGCGGCATGCGCGCGGGCCTTCGCGGAAGCAGCAATCGGAGACGGCGCATGATCAGGCCGTCCGCCAAGAGAAACACAGGAGAAAGAAAATGGAAAAAATTTCGGCTGCAACGTTCCGGCGCCAGGTGCTGACCGGTGATGCGCTGCCGGAGGGTCTGGCAGTGAAGGGCGATCTTTATCTCAACGACTGCCCGGGTTTAGCCGCGCTGCCGGCGGGTCTGGCAGTGGAGGGCGATCTTTATCTCGCCGACTGCACGGCGCTGACCACGCTGCCGGAGGGTCTGGCGGTCCGGGGCGATCTCTATCTCGGCGGCTGCACGGCGCTGACCGCGCTGCCGGAGGGTCTGGTAGTGGAGGGCGATCTCTATCTCGCCGACTGCACGGCGTTGACGGCGCTGCTGGAGGGTCTGACGGTCCGGGGCGATCTCTATCTCACTCGCTGCACGGGTTTAGCCGCGCTGCCGGAGGGTCTGACGGTCCGGGGCGATCTCTATCTCGGCGACTGCACGGCGCTGACCACACTGCCGGAGAGTCTTACGGTCCGGCGCACTCTCGACCTCTCCGGCTGCGCGGCGCTGACCACACTGCCGGCGGGTCTGGCGGTGGAGGGCAGTCTCGGCCTCTCCGGCTGTACGGTGCTGACCACGCTGCCGGCGGGTCTGGCAGTGGAGGGCGATCTTTATCTCAACGACTGCGCGGCGCTGACCACACTGCCGGCGGGTCTGGCGGTGAAGGGCAATCTTAACCTCAACGACTGCACGGCGCTGACCACGCTGCCGGAGGGTCTGGCGGTCCGGGGCGATCTCTATCTCGGCGGCTGCACGGCGCTGACCACGCTGCCGGCGGGGCTGGCGGTGGAGGGCAGTCTCGGCCTCTCCGGCTGCCCGGCGGGAGAGAGCCTTTCTGTCGGCATGGATAGCCGCGGCTATCGCTTCTATCGGGTGCCGATGGCGGATGGCATCCATGTGGTGGCTGGTTGCCGTAATTTCACGGCCCACGAGGCCCGCGAGCACTGGGCTCAGGGCACCGAATGCCGGGCGCTCGCTGAAAAGTGCCTCACGGCTGTATGCGCCGGAGACGCCCCATGATTATCACACTCGAGATGCTGAGGCAGAAGCACGCATGCCGTGATCAAGTGGCGCGGTTCAAGGAATTGTTCGGGGACGCGGTCGAGGTCACGGTCGAACTCGCCGTCAAGCATGCGCAGGATTTTGCCTGGGATTGGGCGGCGCGGAGTCTGCTGTCGGCAGCGGGGTACAGCGCCTATATTGCGGCGCGGGCCAAGGCCCGGCGCGCATATCCCGCGGCGCGGGCCAAGTCACGTCGCGCATATGCCGCGGCGCTGGCCGCGGCCGAGGTCGCATATGCCGCGGCGACGGACGAGGCCCGGCTCGCATATGCCGCGGCGACGGACGAGGCCCGGCTCGCATATGCCGCGGCGCTGGCCGAGTCACCGCGCGCCTACAACGCGGCATGCGCGCGGGCGTTCGCGGAAGCAGCAATCGGAGAGGACACGCTTCAGGCGAGTCAATAATCGGGGACAGGGGCGGCGCGTCCAGCGCGCCGCCGCCCGGTACGCCGCCATCCCCCTCGCGCTCAATCTGTCGCACTGCATGAGATTCCGTCTCTTTTGCCCAGGCGTTCAGCGGCGATGCGCTTGAGGATGGCACCCTGCTTCGGTGAGACGCCCCGCCGCTCGGCGAGGCTGGCGACGAAGGCGCGTTCCCAGGCGGTAAGCGCGGCGGGCTGGCGGCGCAGGGCGGCGAGCATCTGGCGCATATCATCGTCCGCTGGCGACGCGGCGGCGGTGAGCGGCGGCAGGGCGTCGAGGTCAAGCGGCTCGGCATTGTCACCCGGCGCGACTGCTTGGGCGGCCAGGGCTTCAGCGAGGGGACAATCCGACGCCGCCTCGCGATGGAGCAGCAGGGCGGCGTCGGCGGCGCGGGTCAGCGCGGTGTAGGTGAGGCGTTGACGGAACAGCACAGCGCCTTTGGCGGCGGCGAGGTCGGCGAAATCGATAAAAACGCGACCGAATGTCGCGCCCTGGGAGCAGTGGACGGTCATGGCGTAGGGGCTGCGGAGGTCGGCGATTTTCTCAAGGAAGCCATAACGATATCCCCAGCGGTGCCGGTTCAGCCGCGCTTCCGCGATCAGGCGCGCGTCTATCTGCTTTACGTGCCCAGGATCGACGGGCATGAGCGTTGGGACTGGCCCGAATGTTTCGTGGTCGAGCCAAACGCGCCATACCGGCATCGCAATTTCCCAACCGTCGAGAGCCTGCCAGTGCTCGCCATTCTCGCGGTACTCGGCAGTCAGGGCCGGGAAATCGAAGGTTTCCGTTCCGCGTTCGATGCGGGCGACGGTCGTTTCGTGCAGGGTATGGAAAAGCGTTACCGCCTGCCATTGGCCGGATGGGGATCTCTGCCATCGGACGACGGGGTGGCGGCAGACGATTCTTTCGCCGGGAACAAAGGGCGTTGCCGTCTCGCCGTAAAGCCAGGTTCGGATCAGCCGGTTGTATTGCGCGACGCGGCGATTGGTGAACGCGAGGATGCGCGCACGGTCGGGGTCAAGAAGCCATATTGGTTTGAACGCTTCTCGCAACAAAATCAGCGCCTCGTCGCCGGGGGGGCAGAAAATGCCGCGCTCTCCGTCATGCGCGGCGGTCGCCCAGGCGTAATCGAGATCGCCGGCCGGCATCTGCTCACGGATCGCGGTGGCGGCGCCGATGATCGGATTGCCTTTTCCCTGCCGAACGATTTCTCGCAGTTCGGCACGGGAGATATTGCGCGCGAAAATCGGCGCTTCGGTCTCCATCACCGGCGGGAGTTGCGCGGCATCTCCGAGATAGAGCACGGCTTCCGGCGCCAGGGCGTCGATTTCAGCCTGCAAATCGCGGCCGACCATAGAGGCCTCATCGAGCACGACAATATCGAAATGGGTGGCCTTGTTGTCGCCCGTGCGGCGGAGGCGGCGCACCGCGTCATCCGAGCTTGGCGAGAGACCGAGCAGCGAATGGATCGTTCCGCAAAACGACACGTCGAGCCCGGCGGCTTGGAGCTTGCGAGCGAGAATCCGGGCCGCCGCGTGGGTTGGCGCGCTCACCGCGACGCGCCGGCCCTTCGCGAGCAAGGCGCGGATGATGGCAACCGCCGTCGTCGTTTTGCCGGTGCCGGCCGGCCCGACCAGCAGGAAAGGCCGCCGCGCCGCGAGCGCCCGCATGGCAGCATCGGCAGCGGCACGCTGTGCGGGGGTTAATTCCATTCCGCCCCCGCATCGTCCTGGCCGTCGTCCGGCCAGCTGAAGGAAATTCCGGTCGCCCGCTCAAAAGCCGCTCTGGCGGAGGACAGATCGCCGAGATGGAATCCATGCGCTCGCGGTGCCCGGAATGCTTGCGGCTCCCGCGAGTTTGAATACGAGGCGGCGAGACGCTCGCCGATGATCGCATTTTGCAATCGTCGTGGCCGCGCGCCGATTTGCCGCATGAAACGCCCGAAAGTTTCCCGCGATAAGGGGTGATGCTCGCGGCGGCCCTTGGAAAATTCGGTGTATGAGGCGAACAGAAGTTCTGTCGCAATGTCCTCGGTCCACACGTGGAATGTTTCTTCGAGGCCGAGCTTTGATCGGAAAACGTACCCTCTTTGCAGGACGTCGAGCCACCATTGCATCGGGATATCGAGCGAGTGTTTTTTCTGTTCGCTGAGTTCGATAGTGAATGGCACGTCGCGGATATTGAAATTGGTCAGATCGTAATGCAAAAGCTCGTGGAGCATTGCTTCATAGCCGCCGGCTTCGAGTTCGGCCATGATTGCGGCGAAATAGTCATGATCGTTTTTCCGTGAGGCGGACACTTTGAGGACGCAGAATCGGCGCGCATGTAATCCGGCGGGGACTGCCCATTTTTCATTTGTTGCCATGAAGATGTGAAGGTGATTTCGGCAAAGCACGACGCGGCCGTATTTCGGTTCGATTGTCAATGTCGGTTCCGTGATGAGTGATTTTAAGATTCCGACATGGGCGGGATTGCCGGCATAAAATGCTTCATCCGCGAATAGCAAAACGCAATCTTGTAGGTGCGAATTGAAATTGCCAGTGAGATGCTTGGCGTTGGATATTGCTAGCGCGTGCTGGCCGAAAAGACGCATGAGGGCGCGGATGAATATGCCTTTGCCGCTTCCTTCTTCTTCTGATTGCAGGACGATTGCGACTTCGGCTGGCTCTCCTGGGAATTGGGCCATGCGCGCGCAATAGCCCATGAGGAAGTCGAATTTAGCCTGTTCTCCGTTGCAGATATTCCAAAACACGTGATCGCGCAAAAGCTGCCAGCTTCCTGGTTTCGGTGTGACCGTAAATCCGCGCCATAGGTTGAGGTGGTCCGGTCCGGCGGCTTCGGAGGGGTCGAAAATGACGCTCGCATAGGTGCGTCGGTGTGGGGAGAGAAGCCATACATCGACGATGGGCGTGAGGATTGGGTCTCCGTTTCGTTTCTCGCCTGTTTTTACAAGCCGATTCGAATAAAATTGGCGCAAATCTCGGATTTCCATGCGGTCGAACACCTGGCGCCGCAACAAATGATCGACCCGCGCGCGCAGGACCACGGTTTTCCCGGCCTCGGAGGCTATGCAGAACGAATAATTGAAAAACGTGATTACGTCATGGGGGTCTTGGATTTTCTCGATGGGCATGGGAGTGGAAATTGTTGCCGGTATGTCGTGAAAAAACACGGTGCTCATCTCTCGGATTTTTTGTATTATTTGTATTATTTGGCTGCCTTAGCGTGGCGGCGCGCCCAGCGGTAGAAGAATGCCTCTTCGCCGGCGTCGACGAATGCGGAACGGCGCGAGGCCTCATCCGCGTCGTAGAGCAGCGCATCGAGCAGCGCCGCGCCCCAGAATGGCCCATCGTGGCCGGCGAGAAGCATTTCGATTTCGTCGATCACGGCGGCGCTACGGCGGGCGCGGTCAGCCGCCGCTATACGTGTTAGGGCGCCGAGCAGATCGGGGCGTGGGCGGCGCACAGGGCGCCTACGGGGCGCCGATTTGGAACGGGGGCACGGCCTCGATCTCGGCGGCATATCGCTGGGCGGCCACGGCCAGATCGTAGCGGGCTTGACAATCGAGCCAAAATTCGGGGGCGGTGCCGCAGAGACGGGCGAGCTTGAGTGCCATTATCGGGGATACGCCGTTTTTTGCCTCTAGGATGTTATAGAGGGCCTGGCGGGAGATGCCGAGACGGCGGCAGATTTCCGCGATTGAGAGACGGCTGGTGAGGAAGAAGTCGCGCGTGAGCAATATCTTGCCTGGATGGAGTGGGAGAGGGTCGGCGGCTTGGATTCCGGACATGGGCGCCTCCTGGGTGTGTAATATTCCATCGATAGTATGCGGCGGCCCTGGAGTGGTCAAGCGCGGTAGAGGCCACGCCCAACATCACGTATTTGTGATCGCCATATCGTCGCTTCCCCTTGCATCGGCAAGCTGCATGGCGCATTGTGCATCTACCGGAGGGAGACGCACCATGATTATCACGCGCAAAATGCTGAGGGAGAAGCACGCATGCCGTGATCAAGTGGCGCGGTTCCAGGAATTGTTCGGGGCCAAGGTCGCGGTCACGGTCGAGCTCGCCGTCAAGCATGCGCAGGATTTTGACTGGGATTGGGCGGCGCGGAGTCTGCTGTCGGCAGCGGGGTACAGCGCCTATAATGCGGCGCTGGCCGAGGCCCGGCGCGCATATGACGCGGCAACGGCCGAGTCACGTCGCGCCTACGATGCGGCGATGGCCGCGGCCCTGCGCGCATATGACGCGGCTACGGCAAGGCCACGTCGCGCATATGACGCGGCGCTGGCTGAGGCCAAGCGCACCTACGATGCGGCGATGGCCAAGTCACTTCGCGCATATGACGAGGCAACGGCCGAGGCCCGGCTCGCCTTTGAAGAGGCGCTGGCCGCGGCCGAGCGCGCCTTTGAAGATGCGCTGGCCGAGTCACGGCTCGCATATGATGCGGCAACGGCAGCGCCACGTCGCGCCTACAACGCGGCATGCGCGCGGGCGTTCGCGGAAGCAGCAATCGGAGACACCCCATGATTATCACACTCGAGATGCTGAGGCAGAAGCACGCATGCCGTGATCAAGTGGCGCGGTTCCAGGAATTGTTCGGGGCCAAGGTCGCGGTCACGGTCGAGCTCGCCGTCAAGCATGCGCAGGATTTTAACTGGGATTGGGCGGCGTGGAGTCTGCTGTCGGCAGCGGGGTACAGCGCCTATATTGCGGCGATGGCCGAGGCCCTGCTCGCATATGCCGCGGCGACGGACGAGGCCCGGCTCGCATATGCCGCGGCGACGGACGAGGCCCGGCTCGCATATGCCGCGGCGCTGGCCGAGTCACCGCGCGCCTACAACGCGGCATGCGCGCGGGCGTTCGCGGAAGCAGCAATCGGAGACACCCCATGATTATCACGCGCAAAATGCTGAGGCAGCAGCACGCATGCCCGAATCAAGTGGCGCGGTTCCAGGAATTGTTCGGGGACGCGGTCGAGGTCACGGTCGAGCTCGCCGTCAAGCATGCGCAGGATTTTAACTGGGATTGGGCGGCGTGGAGTCTGCTGTCGGCAGCGGGGTACAGCGCCTATAATGCGGCGATGGCCGAGGTCAGGCGCACCTACGATGCGGCGCTGGCCGCGGCCGAGCGCGCATATGACGCGGCGCTGGCCGCGGCCGAGCGCGCATATGACGCGGCGCTGGCCGAGGCCCGGCTCGCCTTTGAAGAGGCGCTGGCAGCGCCACGTCGCGCCTACAACGCGGCATGCGCGCGGGCGTTCGCGGAAGCAGCAATCGGAGACACCCCATGATTATCACGCGCAAAATGCTGAGGCAGCAGCACGCATGCCCGAATCAAGTGGCGCGGTTCCAGGAATTGTTCGGGGACGCGGTCGAGGTCACGGTCGATCTCGCCGTCAAGCATGCGCAGGATTTTGACTGGGATTGGGCGGCGCGGAGTCTGCTGTCGGCAGCGGGGTACAGCGCATATGACGCGGCGATGGCCGAGGCCCGGCGCGCATATGACGCGGCGATGGCCGAGGCCCTGCGCGCATATGCCGCGGCGACGGACGAGGCCCGGCTCGCATATGCCGCGGCGACGGCCGAGGCCGAGCACGCATATGACGCGGCAGCATATGACGCGGCAACGGCCGAGGCCCGGCGCGCATATGACGCGGCGCGGGCTGAGGCCCGGCTCGCATATGATGCGGCAACGGCAGCGCCACGTCGCGCCTACAACGCGGCATGCGCGCGGGCGTTCGCGGAAGCAGCAATCGGAGACACCCCATGATTATCACGCGCAAAATGCTGAGGCAGAAGCACGCATGCCGTGATCAAGTGGCGCGGTTCCAGGAATTGTTCGGGGCCAAGGTCGCGGTCACGGTCGAGCTCGCCGTCAAGCATGCGCAGGATTTTGACTGGGATTGGGCGGCGCGGAGTCTGCTGTCGGCAGCGGGGTACAGCGCCTATAATGCGGCGCTGGCCGAGGCCCGGCGCGCATATGAAGAGGCGCTGGCCGAGGCCCTGCGCGCATATGACGCGGCTACGGCAGGGCCACGGCTCGCATATGATGCGGCAACGGCCGAGGCCCGGCTCGCATATGACGCGGCAACGGCAGGGCCACGGTGCGCATATGCCGCGGCGACGGCAGGGCCACGGCTCGCATATGATGCGGCAACGGCGGAGGCCCGGTGCGCCTATAATGCGGCGCTGGCCGCGGCCCGGCTCGCATATGACGCGGCTACGGCAGGGCCACGGTGCGCATATGACGCGGCGACGGCCGAGTCACGTCGCGCATATGCCGCGGCGCAGGCTGAGGCCGAGCGCGCATATGACGCGGCTACGGCAGGGCCACGGTGCGCATATGACGCGGCGACGGCCAAGTCACGGTGCGCCTACAACGCGGCATGCGCGCGGGCGTTCGCGGAAGCAGCAATCGGAGATACTCCATGATTATCACACTCGAGATGCTGAGGCAGAAGCACGCATGCCGTGATCAAGTGGCGCGGTTCCAGGAATTGTTCGGGGACGCGGTCGAGGTCACGGTCGAGCTCGCCGTCAAGCATGCGCAGGATTTTGACTGGGATTGGGCGGCGTGGAGTCTGCTGTCGGCAGCGGGGTACAGCGCCTACGATGCGGCGACGGCCAAGTCACGTCGCGCATATGCCGCGGCGACGGCCAAGTCACGTCGCGCATATGCCGCGGCGCTGGCCGCGGCCGAGCGCGCATATGACGCGGCATGCGCGCGGGCCTTCGCGGAAGCAGCAATCGGAGACGAGACATGATCACCCCCAGGATCAGGCCCTCCGTGTATCTCGAGCGGATCGGATGGTCGCATGCGGAGCTTGCGCGGCGCCTTGGCATATCTCCGGCGACAGTTCTATCATGGGTCAGGAATGACTATTGGCCGGATGTCGTGGTCGATTACCTGCGGCACGTGTCGGAGGCGGTGATCAAAATACGGGTGCCGGTGCGGTATCGGGAGGACGAGGCCGACGATTAGCGGCTCTCGCGCGCTGGCATCCCCCACCGCCGCACGGCTGCGATCGCCTCGTCGGCGGAGGTGCATACCACGAGCCGATCCTCGACCCCGGCCTCGCGCAGCAGCGCATGGCGCTCGACCTGGCCCAGGCGCTCGCGCATCGAGCCGTTGGCGCGGCGGATTATTTTCGAGCGCGATAGCGTATTGCCTGCCCTCTTGAATTCGATGCCGTAATAAGCGCCGCGCCATACGGCCTGCCAGTCTGGCCAGCCCGGTTTCCATCCGAGCCGGACCAGACGCGCTCCCCCCTGCGGCGTGCGCAGACCATCCGATGGGAATGCAGTCCACTGGACGCAGGGGGGTAGCATCAGGTCGCACCATCGGACAAAGGACGCCTGGATATCGTCCTCCGGGATGGGCGCCGCCGTTAAGCGCAGCCGCATCATAGCGTCGGCAGCGATCTGCCGGTGATCCGCGCTTGCTCGGCGATAACCTCGTGGACGCGGCGCGTTTTGGCGCGGTCTTTAGCCGACATTGATCCCCACCATGCGGCGGCGTCCCTTTCGGGGTGGTCGCTCCCGGCCTTTTTGAGCGCCGCTGCCTTCATGTTAATTGCAGCCTGCGTCCATGTGCTGAGCTTTACGCCCCGGCGCTCGGGCATCGAGCCGCGTAGCATAGCAGCGTGTAGCGCTGGGCGATCTTTCGCGCGGGTGAGCAGCGTGTGAGCACCTACGATCGCCAGGGAGCGGTGCAGGGATACGGGCAGAGCGGAAAGGTCGTACGATTCGACGATCGTGGACCCGCGCGTTTTGAACGTGACGATATCATCCATTTGCTTGATCCTTTGGATGGGAGAAAACATCGGGCCGCAGGACGGAGGGAGATACACCGAGGATACTGGCCACTCGCTGCGCATATTGCGCCGGCACGCGCTGCCATTCGGAGACTGTTGAGGGCGATAGATTTAGGTCGCGAGCGATTTGCCGCGCGGCTCCATATCGCAGAGAGATCAGATGTTTCCCTGGGTCTGTCATGGGTGGATGATGGTGCCTGCGCGCGATTGCCGCAAGCGCAAAAAATCGGCGCGCCCGAGAATTAATTTGACATGCCGATCTGGCCGCCTTATTGTCGGCGGCACCGAACATGCACAACCACTTATAGGGGGGGGGCACGACATGCAAGACCCGAATCTGCCAGACGGCTGCACCCAGGCTGACATTGACCGCGCCATGGGCGCGGTGTCGCCCAAGACCGAGAAAGTTCTGGAAGCGGCAGAGGCTCAGTACGCCCAGGCCGCGTTGATCCTGGAGCATTTGGGATCCATCACCGCCGAGGTGATCGGAGTATTCCGGTCCATCATCCGCGCCTACGATCTGGCCGCCATGGATCTGGAGGCCATCTGCAAGAGCGCCCCTCCGGCTCTGGTGGAAGCGATCAGCGGTCCGCTGGATGAGATCAACTGTTTCGACCTCCCCAGCCCCGATGCGGCGGTCCTGCAAGCGCGCAAATATTTCCCATCCTGGGAGGAGGTGCGTGCCGACATGCTTCAGGACGCCGGCGAAAACCCCGATGGCTGACGATCTCATCTTGGAGTATCTGAAATCTCCCAGTCCGAGTCACGAGGTTCTCCGCGTCTTGTTTGATGCGCGGCAGGTCGAGGCGACCGAGCATCAGCGTATGGAGTTCGATCGCGCGATGGCGGACGCGCAAGCGGAAATGCAGCCCGTTTTGCGCGATGGAATCAATCGGGAGCGCAATAGCCGACACGCGCGCCTCGAAGCCATCGACGCGGCCATCCGACCGATTTACACGCGGCACGGATTTGCGTTGACGTTCGATAATCCAGAGGAAAGCGACGCCGCCATCACTGTGATCTGCACTGTCTCTCACAGTGGCGGCTATCAGAAATCCTTCCGCCTGGCGGGAGGGAGGGATGATCGGGGGCTCAAGGAGACCGTGAATAAAACGCCCATCCAGGCGGTCGGCTCGACGGTGTCCTACCTGCGCCGCTATCTCACCTGCATGGTGTTCAATGTCACGATGACGAATGACGATATTGATGGCAACATCCCGGCGCCGATCAGCGTGGCGCAATGGCGCGAATTGCAGGATCTCGTGACGGAGACGGCGACCGATATGCCGAAATTCTTGGCGTACCTCCGTGTGCCGGACCTCGCGGAGTTGCCGGCGGCGGCGTTCCAGCAGGCGAAAGTGGCGCTGATGCGAAAGATGGAGCAAAAACCGTGATCATTCACGCTGTGGAGCAGGGAACGCCGGAATGGAAAGCCTTGCGCCTCGGCATTCCGACCGCGAGCGAATTCGAGCGGATCGTCACGCCGACGGGGCAGTTATCCAAACAGGCGACCGCCTACGCCGCCCGGCTCGTGGCCGAGCGCTTTCTGGGCAAGCCGCTCGATGAAATCGGTGATCTGTTCTGGGTCAGTCGCGGCAGAGACTTGGAGGGGGACGCGGTGCTGGCCTACGAATTCGAGAGGAATTGCCAGACGCGGCCAGGCGGCTTCATGACAACCGATGACGGGCGCGTCGGCGCGAGCCCCGATCGCCTCGTCGATGGCGGCGGTGCGGTCGAAATCAAGTGCCCGGCGCCGGCCACGCACGTGAAATATATGCTTGAGGGGTTTGGGAACGATCACCGCGTGCAGACCCAGGGACAGATGTTCGTCGGCGATTTCCGGTGGATTGATCGCGTGTCGTTCTATCCGGGGCTGCCGCTGGTGATCGAGCGCAGCGAGAGAGATGAAGTGTTCATCGAGCGGCTAGCCAAGGCGCTCGCCGCGTTCTGCCTCAATCTGGATGAAATCACTGCCGCCATGGAGGCGAAAGGCGCGATATTCCCAGACGGAAGAGGAGAAGTCCCGTGACCTACTTAGCTGATCGCATCCGTGGCTTGGCCTTCATGGCGCCGTGGCTTGCACCGGATCTTACCGTAATCGCAAATCAGGTGCAGGCCGTCGAGCGCGCGCTTGATGAGATCGTCGAGAACGACCGCCAAGACGAGAGCCTGCGCGCGCAGGTGCGGGCAGGCGCCGTAGCGCCCAATGTGGTCCCACTGCGCCCGAAGCCTGCGACGAAAAGCCCTACGTTCTGAGAAGTATCCATGAAAGCCGCAAACTTACGCATCCCGCTTTTTACTCGCATCCTCGCCGTTCATATGCTGGCTGCGGAGCCGGCGCGGTATCACTGGGGCGCCCGTGCTTCCTGGTGGAAGCGCCTTTGGAATTGGCTGCGCGCCGGCTCCGATTGGGATGTCCGGTAGTGGTAGATCACCCGGAAAGCCACTCGGACATCCCCCGAGGCCGAGGGCGTCCGAAAAACGGCGCATTACTTGAAAATTCTCTATGGCGAATCGAAGAGATCATCCGGCGCGCGGCAGTGATGCATGATCGCCTGCCGCCGGCACGGGAAATCGCGAAAGAGATGCAGATGCCGACCGACGCGATGGCATATCATCTGCTTAATCTTGGCGCAAAGAAAGGGCTATGGCGCTTGATCCGTCCCAAGGTCGGCTTCACCGAGGTTGTGGCCATGGACGGGTCGTGGCGCACAGCCTCATACGAGGAATGGGTAAGGAAGAAAACTAAGCGTCGGAAATGCCTACGCTGCCGACGGGAGTTTTACCCAAAGACAAAATACATTTTCCGCTGCGTGCCGTGCAACTCCGGCGAGAACTTCGATTTTACGCATATGTAGGAAACGCGGGCGAGATATCCAAATCTCGGCGATGCGCCTGCATGGCGCGCCGATGGCGTGCTCGATCGCCTTGGTTTTGCCGTTCTCCTACACCTGGACAAACGTCGCATGATCCTCGCCCACAAGATCGCACTCGACCCGAAACCGGAGCAGACGGTCTATTTCGCCCGTGCGGCCGGGGTTGCTCGGTTCGCTTGGAATTGGTCGCTTTCGCGCTGGCAGCAGGAATATAATCTGTGGAAGGAATACCAATGCGGCCCAAAGCCATCAGAAGCCTCCTTGCGGCGCGAATTGAATGCGCTGAAAGAAGACGCCTTCCCGTGGATGTTGGAGGTCACGAAGACCGCGCCGCAGCAGGCCATCAAGAACCTCGGCACAGCCTTCAAGAACTTCTTTGAAGGCCGCGCCAAATACCCACGCTTCAAGAAAAAAGGAGTGTCCCACGATAGTTTCCGGGCCGACAACGGCTCCGATAAATTGCGCCCGAATGCGGTTAAAACAGACGGCAGGCGCATCAAACTTCCCGTCATTGGTTGGGTGAAAATGCGCGAAGCCGTCCGCTTCAGCGGCAAGATCAAGTCCGCCACTGTGTCGCGCACGGCGGATCGCTGGTTCGTCAGCCTGAGCGTCGAGGTCGATCATACGATACCTGTCCGCGAAACCCAAGTGGCAGGCGGCGTTGATCTCGGCGTGAAGGCTCTCGTGACCCTGAGCGACGGAACGACCATCGAAGGCCCGAGGGCGCTGCGCCGGAACCTTAAGACGCTGCGCCGACGCAGCCGCGCCCATAGCCGCAAGGTCAAAGGCTCGGCCAACCGGCGCAAATCGGCAGCTAGGCTGGCCCGGCTGCACGCGCGGATTGCCAACGTCAGGAAAGACGCGCTGCACAAGGCAACCACGCGGATCGTTCAGCAGTTCGATATGATCGGCATCGAAGACCTGAATGTGCGCGGCATGATGGCAAACGGTAAACTCTCGCGTGCCGTAGCCGATATCGGCATGTTCGAGTTTCGCCGGCAGATCACCTACAAGGCCGCGATGCACGGCGTTCGTATGGTGGTGGCAGACCGGTGGTATCCATCCAGCAAGACATGCAGTGATTGCGGAAGTATCCACACCAGTCTGACACTCTCGGATCGAGAATGGACCTGTGACGACTGCGGCATGACCCACGATCGGGACCATAACGCCGCCAAAAACCTGATGACCATGGCCGCCAGTTCGGCGGTTACAGCCTGTGGAGCGATCCGCTCTGGTGTTGGCCTTGCGGCCAGGACGAAACGGATTGCCGTGAAGCAGGAACCTACTCATGCGACGTTTGTCCAGGTGTAGGAGAACGGTCGTCGAACGGCAGCGCGACGAATGCGAGCACGCTGGGTCCATGATCCGCGCCTGCCCGCGCAGCAGGAGGGGCTTGGCCGCCTGCGCCCGCCATCAGCCAGCCGAACCCGTCAAACGATGAAAATTTTACTTTTCGCCCCATTTACGGGGCGTTAACTTCCTAGCCAAAGAATCATGATGCCTGCGCCAATGTGGGCGTTGCCGAGCGGGAGAAAGCCATGGCGAGCGATATGAACGACAAAGTGGACGCCGAAATTTTGGAGAAAGTTCAAGCAATCCTAGCCGAATCTGCTCGGCAGCCAGGAATTAAAGAATTTATTGCTCTAATGAATTTATCCATTGAGGTGAATTATGTCCAACGGATTCAAGGTCAAATGGAACCTGAACCCGTCGTCTCTCAAACCGCTGGCCTACATTACCTAGGCAGCTAAAGCATGCCATCTTGGGGGGAAATTGGTGCCGAGATACTGCAACAGGCCCAACAGCCAAGCGGGGCGACGCTGTCAAGCCCGCGTCATCTCGTCTGCCAGCATCGCATATCTAGCCGACGCCGCTGGTGGCAGCAAATCGCGGGTGATCGTCGCGATGCCGAGCTGTATCCTTGCCGCGATCCATTCCCAGGTCGCCGGCTGCCAGACCCCCCATGTCGCGATTTTGAGAGTATCCTGATCCTGTAGGCCGCTATACGAACACGCGGCGATCATGTGGCCACCGATCGGCTCTCCCGTTGGCAGCCCAGTCCATGGCGCGCCTCGTACCTGCGTCTCCATATCCTGCTCGTAGAGCGTAACGGCCAACATCACCGCGCCAACCTCGCCAATGACGCGCGCCATCGAACCCCTGAATAGGTTGGTGATCGCCCCGTAGGTCGGCACCAGCGGCGCCTGCAATCCGACAGTCCACCATCCGTCCGTCTGGATCATCGCCATGAAGGCAAGCGGATCACACCCGTCCGTCGCGGCAAGCTCGGCCGGCGTTGCGCCAGGCCGTCCGATCGCCCGCGCGTACTGGGCACGCACCTCCGCGTCTGACACCTGGATATCCCCCCCGCCGAGGTAGCGCATCGAGGCCCGCGTGGCGTTGATATACGCGGTCGGCACGCAGGTCGGCTCGGTCTCATTGTCCCCTAGCGTCGGCGTCCAATCGAGGGGGGGCACGACGCGCGGCAGCAACGCAGCCGCACCGACGCCGATCTGCGGCAGAGATGCGGCAACCGCCGGATCGTGTGGTAGGCAGCCGAGACGTTTGTTGGTGTAAGGCATTCGACTCTCCTGCTACGGGTAATCAGAATAGTAATCTACCGCATTGTCTTCCCATTTTTCCAGCATCCTGATATTGACGTAATATCCTTCCCCATCAGGAGGAAAAAACGTATTCTCCCTGCCGGTGTATATCGCCGTAGCAGTTTCATTGGCCTCAATGCTTCGGGTCAAGAGAGATATGAGATGCTGTATGCCCTCCCTGTTTCCCTCGATGATGACATCATCATGAGGCATCCGCGGGGGGATTATCCTAAGGTTTTTCATAGAGATTTTCCTATGTTCATAGCACCAGGCATTGCATCGAGCGCGCGGCGATAGGCGGCGATGGGGTGATCCGCAAGCGGATCGAAGGCCCGCTCGCCGACCGGGATCAGCGCGCGGGGGTGGAGATAAAGCCCGGGCAGCCACGGAACATCAGGAACCGGATCGTCGCCGTTGCGATAAAGCCAGAGCGGCATACGGCGCAGAAGCCGACGCAGTTTCCACGAGCCGCAGCGTGGCGCCCCGAAGGTGACGACGGCGCACGGCGGGCAGTGCTCGACCGTGAGGATGCCGGCGAGCAGGAGTGCCAGCGCGCCCCCGAGGCTGTGCCCGACGATTATTGAGCCGGAAAAATCTCGCACCCGGAGCCCGGAAGCGCGATACAGTTCGAGCGCGCCATCGCGAAAGCCCCGATGGCAAATGCCGAGCTTACGATCCCACACCGGCATCGCGTCGAAATCCCGCAGCCATTCGCCGATCTCGGGCTTCGTGCCGGGGATCGCGATAACGCGATCGTTCCCCACCGCGCTATAAAACGCGCTCAGTTCCCCTGCCGTCCACGTGGCATACGAATACGACTTAGCGCTGATCCTGGCGACGTCAGCGGGCGACATAGCCGGCTGCCCGACACGCTACCCGCGTTGCATAGATCACGATCTCAGCACTGATCGCGATCGCCGCGATGCTCAGTACGCTGGCGGCCAGCAAAAATCCCCAAGCCATGATGATGGGAGGTCGCTCGTCCTGGCACATCTCGGGTCTCCTACGATGTTGGCGGCTGGCACTTTTCCATAGCATCCGCAAGCGGGCCGGCGCGATTTGGCACCTGCCGCGCCCAGAAAGAATCGCGCATGGCATCGGCGGCGCGCGCATAATCAGGGGGCGTTTGGGATAGCGCCGCGATCATGTCGTGGAATTGCAGCATGCCATCGATACCCAGATTATATGCCATGTCCTCGATGACATCCTGAGCGGGGGCGACAATCGCATCGAACCACGCGAGGCCCTCAAGCCGATTACGATTTTGCGCCAGCGTTTCCAGCATCCACGCCGCCGCCATCGGCCGCGTGATTCCGGCGTCAAGATTGGTGCCGAAACCGACCGTCCAGTGGCCGGTCGTATCCTGATAGGGCACCGACCGGAATCCTTCCTCAGCCTGTAGCCGCGCCACGCCTGCCGGTGTCATTCATTCCTCCATGAATGGCCTACAAGTAGGGTGGGAGGCATCTGGATTGGTACCGTTTGCGATCTCCAAAGATGGAGACAATGGGGATGGTTGTTGATATGTTTGGATTTTGGGACATGAAATTGAACCGCTGTCTCATCGTCAAGAAAGAACATATGCTTAATGTATTCCATTTCTTCCCAAGTCGGGCATCTATCGTGACGGCTGATGCTCACGTGATCCCAATCACAGCCAGAGGATGCGATGATGAGGAGTTTTTGTTTATCCACCGGAGATCGGACAACAAAAGCCCCGCATGTATGATCGCCGTCACCGCCATACATGCTTTTAACCGATGCTCCCCGCAATCGATGAGAAGCAAGATCGCTGAGATTTTTCATGGGATCCTCCTGTAGGTTACCGTGCGTGCAACGGGGAGTTTTGATAGCATCACACCCTCCGTCCGGTTACGATCCAGCGCGGCCTAACCATGCCTCTCCTCGCCAAGCCCTGCCAGGCCGCGCTGCACCACGACAATCAATCAACTATGCAACATCGCCGCCGCGCTGCTCAGGATCGTGCTTGCTTCATCCGGCGTCATCCGAGTTGCGGTCGCCGCCACCGTGACCGGCAATCCGGCCAAAGCCTCGATGGTCGGCAAAAGCACCTGCGCCGCCGTCAGAACAGTCGTCACATTCGGCGGCAAAGATTTGACGCCGGCCAGAGCCGCGAGGACGGCGTTGGTGGCCGCGACGGCTTGCTGGGTCGCGCTTTGCTGTTGGGTCGCGGTCGTAGCTGATGCCACCGCTGTTGCCGCTGCTTGGACCGCTGTGATCGCATCGTCGATCTGGACCTGTTGCGACGCCGGGAGCATCCCGCCATCGCGGAGGGTCTGCGCGGCAGAGGCGAGACCGCCGGCGAGATTAGCGACATCGGTCGCGATCTGCGCTGGCGATTGGCTTGCACACGCGACCAACGCCGGAGCGATCATAGCAGTGTAAAGGATAACGTTACGCATTGTACGGTCCTTCCTTGAGGTTTCGATCCGCGCCCAAGCCTTGAGGCGCCGTTCTCCTACACCTGGACAAACGTCGCATGAGTAGGTTCCTGCTTCACGGCAATCCGTTTCGTCCTGGCCGCAAGGCCAACACCAGAGCGGATCGCTCCACAGGCTGTAACCGCCGAACTGGCGGCCATGGTCATCAGGTTTTTGGCGGCGTTATGATCCCGATCGTGGGTCATGCCCCTTTCTCCCGCTCGAACTCAAGAAGAGCAAGGCTATTTCGCGTCGATAGCGGTTTTGACGGCTGCACTTGCCAGTGTTTCGGCGTCCTGGGCGAGCACGGTATTGTCGGGGACCACGATCCCGACCATTGCACCGACGACGAGAGGGATAGCCGCCTGCCAGGTTAGATGCCCAGTGAGTATGGCCTCGGCGGTCCCGCAAAGCGTGGCGAGGCCCGCGATCGTCGTTGGCTGGCCGACGAATTTGCTGAGTTGCATTTTCACCCCCTTTTTTGCAATTGCGCAGTTCCAAGTGCGGCCTGCCGCCTCTCTTCTTCGCGCTTATGGATCGCTTCGAGGCGGATCGCACGACGGATGATTTCAGCGCGCGGCAACCTCTCGTCGTAGCTGAGCTTCCTCAGCGTCTCGTAATCGTCGTCATTCAGCCTGAGTGTCAGCGCGTGCATGGGAGATACCTACTTGATACCGCGCGCGGCGTCAAGCGCTCAATGCATGATCGCCGTCGCCGTGCCGATGGTGGCAGTCGCGGCAGTCACCTCATACCACCAGCCGGCGGGGATTTCGGCGCGGTCACAAAATCCGGGCAGCGGTATTAGGGTAGGACGCGCTGTTGAGCGTGACGGCGCCGGACGTGCTCACTATCCACCAATTTCCCGCCCCCACCAGCCCCCCGAGCGACACCACCATGTTGGCCGAATTACCATTCGAGAAATTCCCGAGGGCGCTGGTCACGGTCGTGCCGGCGGAGGCGCCGACGTACAGAGTCGCGGCGCCCCCCGATCCCAGAATCGCCGGAAGGCACAAGGACACCGGCCCAGGCTCGGTATTCTGCACCCATGTCCCAGCGGTGACGGTCGGCGGGGAGAGGACTTGGAAGGTGCCGGTCACGCCGCCGCTGAGGGTGCTCACCCCCGAAACCGCCACCGAGCCGGCGGTTATCTCTCCCGAAATAGCCGCACTGCTGCCGTTCCATGCGCCGCCGAGCGAGACTATCTCCACAATGGAAATAAGGACGGTCGAGGCGGTATCGATATAAACGATGGCGCGGGCGGCCATTCCCGGAGGAATGGTGACGGTGCCGGAAAGCGTGACACCGGAGGCTGCCGATAACGTCCAGGCATAGGCGCTGTAATTGGAGAGAAGAATCTCGTTGGAGACGCCGATCGTGGTGTTGCTGAAGGCGGCGATGATGTTCGCGGCCGTGTCGGTGATATCGGTCACGGCGAAGGGTAGGTTCGTCCGCGCCAGGATCGTGTTAGTGACGAGATCGGACGCAGTGAGAGTGGTGCCCGTTGCATTCGACACCGTGACGATGGGATTGAATTGATTTACGAGCCCGAGAACGTTCAGCGTTTTTCCGAATGTCGGCGTTGTGTTCGCGCTGGTCGCCCACTCCGAGCCGTTGAAAGTCACGACGTTCTGGAAGGAGATGGGGTTCCAGGCCTCGACGTAATCTAATACATTCGGGGCGGTGAGGTTGAGGCCGTTGATGAATTGCGAGGTGTTCGTTACATTAGAGATCGTGTTGTCGTCCATCACGGTCAGGTAAATGATGCCGGTGTTGTTCCCGCTGTTGTCATTTCCAAATACGGCGTAATTCACGCCCGAAATGTTGTTGCCGGAGATCAGTCCGACCTCGGAAACGGGATTGGAGCCGCCGCCATTGATCACAAGCCCATAAGACCCGGCGGGAACCGCTCCCGTCAGCGCCGGGGACGTTCCTATGATGGTATTGTTCCTATACGCGAAATTCGTGCATCCCGTCAGTTCTATCGGCGAGAGAATTAGTTCAGACATATTTCCGTCAATCTGCAAATCCTGGCAATTGCTGAATACCGCGCCGAAGGCGGGATTATACCCGCCATATGCGAATTGCTTGTTGTTGCGATAGACCACGCGATCCGTGTTTTGGATATAAGCGACGTATGGCTGCGAGTTCCATGTGACGTTCACGCTGGCGGTGGTGGCCGTTCCGCCGGAATAAAGCGTGATCGGATTCGCGGGCGGCACGGTCACGGCATACATCCCGGTGCTGGTGATGTTGAGACCCGTGATCGCGCCGGCCGAAACTGCCGTCACCGTGACCTGCGCCGGAAATGCCTCGCTGCCGGCCAGCGCGGTGCCGACCTCAAGCACCTGCCCGACCGAAAAACCGCTGCCGCCAGCGCTCACCGCGACGGTCGCCGGGACGAACATCGGATTGTCAAAACTATTGTCGCTGACCTGGATATCCGTGTAATTCCCCGAGCCTGCGCAGGAGATGCCTATGCCCGCGAAAACATCCACGCTGTTGTTGATGAATTTCAGATAGCTGGGCTCAGAGCCCGAGCCGGGCACAATATCCACGAAATCCCGGATGATGGTCACAAAGCAATCCCGGATGACATTGCCCTGACAGATTCCGCTGATCAGAATGCCGCTGCCCGGATTCCCGCTGGTCACGCCCCATGCGCCATCGTTGATGGTGAGGCCGGTGATGTTGACGTTCGGGGCGTTGTTCAGTTGGATGGCGTAATTGCCGGAACCGATGAACAAGTTGCCCTGAGTCTCCGAGGCCATGGAGGGCAGGAACAGCGGCCGAATGATTTCCCCCGGGCCGCCCATCGGACCCTGGGCGTTGCCGGCGGTCCATAGATCATCGGTGATGATCAGGGTTCCGGTTGTATAATTGGGGCTGCCCTTGAAAATATTGTTTTGAACAACGTGGTAGGGGCAACGATCCAGGTGTATCGGCTGCGCTGAAAATCCGCTGAAGATATTATCCCGGATGATAACATTGTTTCCGTAATGAAAGACCAGCGCGTCCTGATTGGAGACGTTCGCCTCGAAATACAGATTTTCAACGATAAGGTTGAAATCCTGGATATAGGGAGGAACAAAACAGACATTGTCCCCGGCGGCCACGTTCACGTTTCCCGAAAACGTGACGGTGTTCCCTGATATGGCAGTCACGGTGATGTTCTGCGCGCCGCCCGTGAAATATGCGTAATCGCCGACCGCCACGCTGCTGTAGAACGCATCGAAGGTGATCTGATTTGTGGTCGAGGCGGCGCTGGCGGAAGCATAGGAAGAGCCGCTTCCCCACAAGACAACGGGGGCGTTGCAAAGGATTTTCGATGTTGGCCCATCGCCGCGCATGCGGATGTTTTTCGCGCCGCCGAACAGGTTTATCCCGTCGAACAAGAAAGTGTGATTTCCGGGGAAATAAAGATCGCCGCCGCCGATGGAGGCGAGATAGGAGAACGCGGTGACGATCGCCGTGTTGTCGGCGGGACTCCCGTTGCCGACCGCGCCGAAGGACATCACGTTCGCGGTCGCCATCTGCGCGAACATCGCGGCGAGAGTTTGAGCGGTATCGGCTCCGGACGGGATAACTTTACCAGTCGAAACATCGATTGGCTGCGCAAGGCTTCCGTTAATCTGGGGAACGACGCCGCTCATCAGACGCCCCCGCTCATAATACCTGTTAATGTAAGTGCACTAGAGCCTGATGTTACATCCGTAAAAACTCCAAGATAAATTCGGCTGTTATTGGGCACGATCACAGTGTTTCCCGCCAACGTCACGCCAGTTCCCGCCCCCAGAGTCATATTATACGCCGTGGAATTGGCCACGATCAAAACGAACGAACTACCAACCTGCGTATCATCGGCATTGTACGCCGCTTGCAAAGCTGCCGCCGTATCAGTGGTGTCCGTGAATGCTGCCGTCGGGCCGGAGCGCAGAATCACGCCTCCGACCATCTGCGCCGCCGATAGCGTTGCACCGACAGTGGCCGTGACGCTGGAAACCGACTGGTTCCGCGAAACCAGCGTTCCGATGGCGCTCGCGATTTGCGCCGCCGTGATCGCGCCGGTATTGCCGACGACGCTTTGCACTGGCGCGCCGCCGGCATCGATGTAATTGCTCGGATTTGTCGAATCATATGGGTTGAACCCGAGCGCACCGGTAACGTCGCTGCTTAAAAGCGTAAAAATTCCGGTTCGGCCATTAACAGATACAACTACACCGCTCATTTTACTCTCCACTCTGATGATGGTCCCGGCGCGCTGCTAAAGCCGCCAGAATTCTGGTTTCCATCGCGTTCGCATCGGATTTCGTGAACATCCCCAGCAGGATATTGCCGCGAAATTTCTGATAGTCGTTTTCCACTCGCCGCATCTGTTCCCAGATTGCGTCACGATCCCGCTGCGAATGGGCGGTCCGCTCGTCGAGGTCGCTGCGAATATCGGTGATCTCCCGGCGTAACATCCCGCTGAAATAGCGCAACAGGCCGCCGAGCAGCCCCATGCCCGCGAGCGCCGTTCCTACGAGCCATTCGGCCCAGTTTTGATCGCTGTTCACAGGCCTGAACTTTTAATTCGCTGAAGCGTCACGGCCTGTGACCCGTTAGTGACATTATTCACGATCAGCAACCATTCGGCAGTATTATTCGGAGCGATTATGTCGGTTTGCGGCGAAATCACGGATAGACTAACACCCGTGCCCGCAGCAATTTTTTGTTCATAACTCGTAAAATTCCCAATTGAAACAATAACGCTATTCCCGATAGCGATCCCCACGAATGCCGCGATGATATTCGCCGCCGTATCTGTGATATCCGTAAACGCTGCCGTTGGGCCAGATCGCAGAATGAAACGATTTGCAATCATCGATGCCGATAATATCGTTCCGTCCGGCACTGTCACTGAGGAAGGAGCGTACGACCGATAAATATTCCCGGAAATGTTCGAGTTGGAAATGGAAACATTCTGTAATGTCCCGCCGGTTATTGCCGGAGTTGTCAAAGATTGATTTGTGCTTGCGCCGGCAAAACTACTCACATACTCTTGAAACGTATTGTTCCAAAGAGTCGCGCTCGGTATTTGCCCGAAGATGAAATTAGGAGAAGTGTTTGTAGCCATGGCCACCTAGTTTCAACCCCGCAATAGAAACTGACCGGACCTCTGAGCGATGTGGTGATACTGATCGCGAATGCGCTTTCAGACTATTAACGAAACGGAATTCGCAGGCAGATCCGCAGCCCCGAGAGGGTTGCCGGCGGCGATCAGGTCGCAGGCCGCGACGTAGGAAGCGATAGCACCGGCGACAGACTTATACTGCCCGGGGGAGAAGGTGTGCCATGAGCCGGTTGCATCAAGCATCGGATAGGATGACGCGCCGCCAGGGAAATCACCAGTCGCCAGTAATGTGGTCACGACCGCGCCGAGTTTCCGTTGCGTGACAGTATCTGTCGGGAACAGCGTCGCGGCAAGCGTCATCGTGCCGGAGAGCGTGATCGTCAGCCCGGAGGTCGCCGCATTCCTCGCCTGCTGCGCCAGCGTCAGCACCGGCGGGGGCGGCGTGTAGGGCACTAGCGCGCCGTCGGAAACCGCCCATCCATCCGCATTGGTGTAGTGCGCTTGCCATTCGGTTTCGGTGATTTCGAGCAAATCCGATGTCGCCGGAAGATTCGGATAGGCGCGCGCGGTGGTATTGTACCAGCCGGTCACTTTCGACGGACCGGGAACTGAGGGATCGTATTGTGCATAATATGGCATCGTCAGTGTCCTATCACTAGATAAGCGAGAGTGTAAGTTCCGGCGCCAGGCGCGTATACTCCGAGCGTGACTTGTGACGCATTAGGCAGTGTCGTGAATGGAAACGCGGAGCCGCCGCCCGGAGGCGAGGAGCCGCCCCAATTGCCGATCGCGAAAAGCCCCGCCGTTGGAAAAGCCTCCGGCAACGTCACGACATTTGTATAATTGCCGGTCCCAGAAGCAGTGACGGTGCCCGTTCCCCATTGCAGAATAAACCCATTCGGCAGTTCCAGCCATCCTGACGCGCCAAGCGAGGAAGTGAATTGATTCGGACTTACTGGAACATACCCCAATGCGCCTGTGACGTCGCCGGACGTGAGAGATACGTCACCATTCCGCCCGTTGAAGGTATTTACTATGGATTCTCCAATCGGCATGTAAAGGCCATTGGCCTGCCCCAGTGCCACGGCTTGATTGTTGCTGAAGGCATTGGCAACCACCGTTTGGCCGCCGGTCGAAACGCGCCAATTCGCGTTATCCCAGATCAGATCAATATACGCTCCAAATTGTCCGGCTGGGATCGTCCAATTGAATGAAGTTGATTCATCGGGAAAGATAAATACCGGGGTGCCGCTGCTGACATTACTTGCCACGATCACGGCATACTCGCCGCCTATGACCCGGCATTTCTGCCCTGCGGTGTTGCCCGGCGCCATAGTGATCGTCACCGCTGCCGTGATCGACGGCGTCACCAGCGTTTGCAACGCGGTCAGCGAGATCGTCTGCGAGCTAGTCGGTTCCAGAACCTGGAACGCTTGCGCGAGCGGGACAACCTCGGTCCCCGTGGTAGCCGACGCCGCGTTGAATACCTGCGAGGAATTCCCGGCAAGATTCGCGAATGACTCCAATAGACCAGCCGTCACCGCAACAAAAATGGTATCGCCCGCGTTCCAATTCTGCGCCGATGTATTTTCTTGCGCGCGGATAACGGTGATGTTCGCGGCACTGATCGCCGTCGCATATACGATCTCTCTGTTAGAGGCGGTAACTGCCGTCGTTAGCGTGAATGGGATCACGGTTCCGGCCGGGATCGACGCTGGAAGATTCGCCGTGGATGACAGCGTAAACACTGTCGCGGACGAACTCGCCCCAGAGGCGAGGGTCGTCGAGACATCATTAACGGGCAGGAAAATTGTCAACCGAACCTCCGTCTAGAGATTATACCACATAGGTCACAACTTCAACCTGAAACGGGATCGGAAGGACTCCATTCCTAGAAAATTGCTGGAAATACGCCGATTCAGCGATATCAGGCAGGCCCGCGAGGATCGTCCTTGATGATACCGAGGTATTTGATGCTGGCGGTGCTGCCCCCGAGATCAGCCCGGAATCAGGCTCGATCCAGGCTGTTCCGAGGGCGATCGGCGATGAATTCTGCTGCGTGAATATCAGCGTGGCAGCAGCGGGAGCAACGAACACATTCCATCCGATGGCGCCAGGAGTCGCCGGCGGGGATGCCACATTCAGCACGTAATCCGCCGGGACCGCCAGTGATGACGCGCCGCCTGCCAGAGTCTCGCCTGTCGCCGTCACGTAATCCGTCGCCACATAATACGTGGTGGCGGCTAATGTGCCGCCCCTTATCGCACTCAACGCCGGAAAAGGCGGCGGAGATAGAGGTTGCGATACTAGACTGACCGTTTGCACATCATTGATGTTGATATCCAGTCCATTCGCGCCATAAAGGAATCGCGCGATCCGGCGGCGCAGCCAGAGCAGGCTAGGCACCATGCCATCATTTCGATACAGGAACCATGTCAGAACGCGCTTATAGAGATCATCGGAACCTATCTGCAATATTCCTGCTGTTTTAATCCATGCCGTATCTATGGCATTCACTCCGATTGGATGCGTGGAAATCCCTGTTATATTCTGCGAATTTACGCTCAAATATGATGGCCGAGATATCCCGTAAATTCCATTCCCGACCCAATCAAGCAACGGCCCGAGAATATTTGGAGAGACATAAACGCCCAGGGGGGTGTTCACGAACCAATTGAGATAGCTTTGAGCGGCTGAATTGACGGCTGAAAATACCGCCTGGATGTTGCTATCCTCAGCATATTGCCGATAAGGATACATCGGAAAGATGCTGGTTGTGACAGGAACAAATCCTCCGATCGGCGATATTCCGATCTGGAAGGAACCAATAGCGCTTGAGGGTATTCCAGACATATCACGCCTGCGTTATGGTGACATTGGCTGGCGTGGTAAAGAAATAGCTTTCGATATCCCCCGGAATGATGCTTGTCCCGGTAGTCGGAGATACGGCGGTTCCGTTGATCGTGACACTGATATCGAAAGTCGTAAGAAATTCATTGGGAAGAATAAAATCTGTCGCTTGCTGGAACGCTTCTGTTAGCATCAGCAAATTCAACGGCTGCCCAACTTGAATCGCATTGATGTAGGATACAATAGCCGCGCTCCCAGCTTGTGCGAGAGCAGTCCCCGCGGTGAAACCGCTTACTGTCGTGTTCCACGTGATGCCAACCCCGGTAAGTTGTTGCGGAGGCGTGACAAAAGTCACGGAATAGGTATTCCCGGCATCCACGACTGACACCGTAGTATCCCGGCTCGATGAGATCGATGATCCGACGATACTGGTGAGATCGATCACGCTGGAATAAATGGCGAATGCCATCGCGTAGGGATCGCCGCCGGAACAGATAACCTCCCATCCCCCGCCGGCCTGCAAAACAGACGTCAGCCGGGGAACCACACCAGACACATTTTGAAGTTGAGTGAGTAAATATGCAATCTGCCCGACGCCGATAGAGCCAAACGCCTGCATTATCTGCTGGCGATAGGATTGGACGGATTGCGCTGCGATTGCCGGTGTCCCGCTATTCGGGTTATAGCATGTCGTGATGCCGTTCCCGAGCGCGGATTTGACCTGCGTTATGCTGTCCGCCGGGACGGCAAAGCTCCCCGAATTAACCGCGACCACCAGAACCGCCGGGGTATATCCGCTCGATCCCGTCACAGTAGCGGTCTGCGTCGCGTAGGTATTAGTCCCATCAGACACCAGCGTGCCGGCTGGGATAACGATCCCCGGCGTCGTCGGGCCTGCGGACGTGGAGGGGAAAATAACATAGGCGCTGGTATTGCTTGCGGCGCCTTGCGCGATCCCAAACATTGATCCGAATTGCGGGAGCAGGAAAGCATTGGCGGCGTAGGGAGACACGGAATTAACGGCGTCTACCCGCGCCTGGTCAATGAGTGCCAGGATAGCCGTACCGGTCGAAACCATGTCCTCGATCATGCTGGCCGGGAGATCAGTCGTAATGCCTGGCGCAGCGGCCGTGACGGCGCTCACCAGATTCGCCCGCAATGTCGTGACGGGCGTTGGCGTGGGCAGATCGCCGGTAAAAATGAGAGACCCGGACATCAGATAGCCACCTGCGCCGTAAGGACCGCCCCAGAATGGCATAGGGCGGTGACATTATAGGTCGGATTTGTCGCGGTGGGAACGCGGACAATGACAAGCGACGCGAAATATGGCATGAATTGCTCTTGTGTTTGCAAAACGTAGTAATCAGGCATCACTTGTGTCACCACGGATTGCTCGGCTGGGATACCATAATTTGCATAAAAAGGGCTTTCCCCTCGGCCAAGTTGCAACACTTGGCACAGTGTCGTCATCACAACGTTATCGTTATATCCGTTCGCATCCGTGGATACTTCAACCCACTGGTAGGAGCTGCCGGAATAGATTCTGCCGTAAGTTCGCATTCAGCCCGCGAGCGGTCCTCCCGTATCTGTCGGCGTGCCAGTGCCAGGAGTGTACAGATGCACGTGTGTCTCTGCTACCACGCCGTTAGATAGAGCGAGGCCGCTGGCGGCGAACGTCCACGTGGTTGAGCCTATCGAGATCGTGAGGCCGGAAGCGGTGAGGGATACCGATGCGCCCCCGTTGCTGGTTTGCAGGAGGACGCCATCCGCGCTTTCCACGATAGCCTGCGTTTGATTCGCCGGCGGCGCCCCTTGATTTGACACCGGAACAAACATCAGACGCGAGAGATTCCCATAATCCCGGTTGAAATCAGGAATACTTGATCCTAGCCCGCTCACATTCGATAGGATCGTGTCTGCGGAGATGACAACGCCTGTATCTCCGATCTGCGTGGGCATGCGGAAATATGGGCTTTCCGCCTTCGGTATGGTCACATTCGGGAGCGGCCCGGCATTCTGGACGAGGAACATAACCGTTACGATCGAGCCATTTACCGAGACGACCTTGCACGGCAACGAAAGGCCCGATCCGTTCATCACGTCTAGCGCGCGGTTTATCCCAAGCTTGTTTGCAACATCCTGATACCAGAGCTTGCCATAATCTTCCTGCATTTGATTATGATCCTGTATTCATCTTCGGCACGGCGTTGAAGATCGACACCCATGCGTTGCCGTCCGGCATGCGGTAATTCCCAACATGGCGGACTGCCTGGACGATGAACTTTCCACTGAATGCCGTAGAATATTTAATGCTGCTCGGGTAGGAGGGGAACGTTGTCTGCACGAAACCAGGCAGGCTCGGAGAGCCAAGAGGCAATGAGATCAGCGCGCCGACCGCAATATCAGAGCGCAGGACGGTGCGGATTTGAATCTGATTCGGCGAAATCCACGTCGGTTGGCCCACCAGATCGTTGAATTGCACCGTGATAGGAACTGAAGTTTGCGTGCCGTCATAAACAAAAATAGCCCCCCCGTGATAAACGATGCTCACCCCTGGATATGTGGAATCTACAAGCCCTTGCGTGAGACTCAAGAGATACCGGGCAAGCTGCCCTATGTCCTGCGCGGAATGCGCCTCGTCATGATTGATCGTCAGCGATGGCGAAACATTCACCGTCACCGGGACGCCGGGATATGCGGCAGCCAGCGCCACCGTTATCGCGCTCGCGAACGATGACGACGCGGTCCACACGAAATTAATATTCGCCGGATTATCATTGGAATGAATATCGGCCATCGGGAAAAAAGAGATATTCATCTCTGTGCCGATCCAATTTCCGAAGCTCTGGAAAACCTCTCCTGACAACAACAAGCCGGCCTGTTTGGGATTGGCGAGAGGGAGTCCGACACCCATGCCCCCCCGCATGGTGAGTTGCATCCCGGCGAAATCAGTGGCCGCCATCAAATCCTGTAGCCGGATGCCCTCAACCGTAAGCGAACTGGCGCCCATAGGCGTAGCTTCCGGGTATATCAGCATATCGAATTCGACGTTCAGCGCGCCTGGGTCCGGCGGCTGATAGATGCCATTTGGATGGGACGTCCACCGCTTGACCGGTGAACTCCCTCCGCTTGGCGTCAATGCTATATCGTAATATCTCACGGCGATATTACGAATTGCTGGTTGTCAACGTCATAGATGATCGTGGACGTTTTAAAAACTCCTGGAGCCAGATAGATGTTATTACCTTGCGGCGATCCGATCAAAGGCCCGATGAATACATCCCCCACTGCCGCGCTGCTTATGGTGAAATACCAGTCGTTACGATAACTGTTCCAAGATACTTGCAATATATATGATGCGCCGTCGAGCGTAACATTCGCTTGAAATGGCGGAGATGTCGTTAGCTGAGGGACAAATGGGATCGTTGTCATCAGATCGCCGGAGATGAAAGGAAGTTGCTGATCGAGCCGAACAGGCCGGATATGCCCATTTGCTGCGTTATGGCGCCGGCTGCGGACGACCCGAGAGCCGCATTGCTGCCACCCCATCCCGCCGAGGGAGAAGTCACCTGTCCGCCAGAGAGCTTGGACATGAGGCCATTAAACGCCGCCTGTGCACTTTGCTGCGAGATCAGCGGGGCGATGAAATCCAGTTGCCATTCGATTTGCTGCTGCCGCTGATCGCCAGTGATATCGATCATGTCGAGCATAATCATGGTATTGTAGATTTTCGCCGGGGTCGCGACAACATACGTGCCACCCGCATTATTATGCTGACGGAACGACGACGAAAGTGCCGACAAAATCGGCAGCTTTGTCAGATACCCGCTAGGAGATTTCACCGGCGCGATCATGCGCAATGACACAGAAAGAGGGTTTTGTATCGTCGCATTCCCGGCAACGGACTGATTCGCAAATGGATACAGCCCGACCGCTTGAGAAACGACGCTGCTCCCAGGCAACGGCACAAATCGCGCGAAAAAATCCTCAATATTGAATTGTTGGCCGAGCAATGCCGATTGCGCGAAGGACGCGATCTGCCCAGTAAGCGCGATCACTGGCAGCATCCCGTATGGCACGCTCGATACAATCCCCCCTTGCAGAAAGATAGGCGAGACCTGGAAAGCCAGATCGTAGATCGTCCGGAATGATGCGCTAAGGGCCTGACTCATTAGTGCGCCGCCGCTGTTGCTGAGAAACTCACACGAGCTGATGTGGTGTTGTAGATGCTAACCTGCGCGGGCTTCGCAATATAATTGCGGTACCGGAACCCATACTGCATCGGCGCTAGGGCGTTTTGGACCGTGGATTCCTGCACTTTGTGCCCGCTTTCCTGACGGCCCATCGCAGCGAGAAGCTTGCGCAGCACGATGGGATTGTTGAGATCAAGATGCTCGTGCGGGGCAAAGCCCGTCCATGCGGAGACGTTCGTGATATACGCGGCCGTATTCGCGCCGTGCCCGTTGTAGGTATCGATTATACTCGCAATGTTATCCGCATGGTATTTGGCGGGATATGATTTGACCAGATCGGCCATGGCGCGCCAGCCGGCACGGTCGCTCTCATAGGTGTTTTTTTGCCATAGCCCCAGAAAATTCCGATGTCGAATATTCCCTGGGTTGTGCGTTTCATCGGTGAATGTCGGCCAAATCCCGGAGCCTGATTTTGGCATGGGGATGCCCCCATCGCTGTTGTATTCGCGCTTGATATCCTCACCTGATTTCGTGCCGGTGATTTTATGAACCCATTCGGCGGCGGAAAGAATAGCGTCAATGAAATACGTAAGTGCGGTGACGCCCTTGCCGAGTTCCCTTTTGAATTCAGGGTCGGTAAGAAACTCTCCGAATTTTTTGAACGACGTTTCAACCACCGACATGTATTCTCCGAACTCTTTGCTGTGGCTGAATTGCTCTATCCATTTCGTGACAGTCGTGATCATGCGATCGAAATAGGGCGTGAGCCGGGAAAGAGAGCGGATCAGAACGCTTTCGATCGTGACTTCCGCGCGCTTGAGTGTCATCGATAGCGCCGCCCATTTGGCGGCGATCTCAGGGGAGAAGCCGAGCATCCGCTTATCGGCTTGGTAATGCCGGCGGGCGGCATCGATCTCGCTTGACGGCGCCTCTCCAATATTCCGGATATCCTCGGCGGAAAAGCCAAGTTGCTGCGCGGCCATGCTTTGGGCTGATAAGAGCGTCGGATTCCGGCGCCATGCGGCATGCACTGCCTCGATCTCCCGTTGAGCGAGATCGGAGGCTTTCATTTTCGCCGCAGCCGTAAAATCAATCCCAAGCGTCGCCAGCCATCCAGCTTGTCGCGGATCGACCTGCGCTTCCGCCGCCTGGCGGAGAATTCCACGCCCACCGAATTGCTGCATATCAACGTCGAATGCCTGCATCTCGCCGACATTCAGGCCCATGCCGCGCGCCTCACGCTCCTGGCGCAGCGCGCTCCCCGCTAGACGCCCCATGCCATAGACGGCGCCCGCGCCAACAGCAGCAAAGCCCAAGCCTAGTTTCAGGACTTTCCCAAACAAACTCTCAGATTGGCGGATCACTTGGAACATATCCCGGAATGATCCGCTGGTTTTATCGATCGCATCCCGAAAGCGTAGCTGCGATTTGCCAACGCCATCGAGGCGATCTGCGAGCACCGCAGTCTGCGCGGCCATGGCAGTGATCATGACGTTGCCGTTTTTCATCGATTCCGCGACTTTGGAATAGACCTCGGCGGATTTTTGATTCACCTTCCCCCATTGATCAGGGAGAGAATTCAATTTGCTCGAATATTCCTCGAAGAGATTATAGAATCTCTGGAATGCCTCATCTTCTACAGGGATTTTGATGATTGCTTCCTGAGACACTTTTTGGTTCTCCTATCGTATATCGCTCTCGGAAATGCCGCGCGGATTTGTAATCCTCCACACCGTTGCGTTCCATTGTCTCAGCGAAACCTTCGCCAGTAACCCATCTCAGAAGCGAACACAAAACGTTATCATCAGGATATGTTTTGCACGTATCTACGTCGTTAAGGAAGCGGCGAACTCCATAGGTTGCAAGGAAGTGATCGATCCCCCTATCACCGAAATAACAGCTTCCATCATCCTGCCGCGCTCCTGCTTCGTTACCATGGTGTAGAGACACGTAAAAAAAACCAACGCGCTTTCCACTTCACGCCAGTCCTCGTCGTCGATAATGTTCTGCGCTATCGCCGCCTCGACCGGCACCATGGCCCACTGAGCGCCCTGGGGGGCAAGCACGACGCTTAGCCGCTTGATCTCGCCCAGGAGCGCCACCGCGCCGCCATCAGCTGGCGTGGTGCCATTCTCCCGCGCGGCAATGGCGCCTTCATCGCGCAGCCTAAGCGCCGCGATGCGAGGCGCTCCGATGCGTGCGGATGGCTGCATCAGCGCCGAGTAGGTGGCACCAATGATGCGATAATTGGCCTCGAAAACCTCGCGCGAGATCGGGGTGTGATAGAGCCGCAGCAAAGGCGTTCCGTCCTCGGCCAGTCGAACGGGAAGAACGATCCTGAATTTTTCGTCAATCTGCACGATTACAACCCAGCCCAGAGGCTTGCGTTGCCATACCAGACGCCGCTTAGCACAAGCATCGCGACAGGATCAACACCATCGAATTGCCCCGGTTGAATCGTGCGGATGATGGTATTGTGGATGGTCCGCGAGGGAAACGCTGCCGTATCGGAATGAATGGTCACATCTCCGATAATGACGTTGCTTTCATACTGCGTTACCCACGCTTCCGTCAGCGCCAGCGTCCGCAGGAGGTTGACCTCGATCACCGCCATTACGTAAGGCTCCGGGCTGTTAACGACTCCTGTCCCGGTTTCGGCCTGATGCGCAAAATTACCTTCCGGTCGGAATGTCGCAAACCGCTTCCCCATATAGCTCGATGGGATGGAGAGCGCGGGGAAGGCCGCAGGGATCACCGAAACGCGAACCCGATTGAGCGTACCCTGCTGTACCCGAGGATTGATGCCGGACATTTTCTATTACCCCGCGAACTGGACAGCATCGATGTTGAAGTAAATCTTCAGGAAGCCTTGCTGGGCGGTGAAGATCGCAGAAAGCCCTCCATATATACCCGCCGCGTAATTGTCCGGATTATCCGCGATATACGTTGCGAATGGAATCGCTGAAATCGTGATCGCCGCAGCAGCTTTGATGGCTACGGCTTGCGCAGCCACGGAATTGGCTACGCTGAGCAGAACATTCACCCCGTGGAAATCGTAGAAGAGGGGAGGCTGCGAATTGCTGCCGTTGATTATTGCCGCAGCGAGAGCCTGCTGCACCTGGATTTGAAAGAAATTCAGGCCATACCAGGACATGGCTTGAGCGCCGCTCATGACGGTGCCATCCGCGATCATCGCCGCGCTGATGCTGCCCTGCGCAGCAGACTCGATAATATTGCCATTAGCCGCTTTGATGGCCGTGATGGCCGCTGATTGCCCCGATGCCGGCCATGGCGTCACGGCATACATATAGCGATACGCCATGCCCTGTAGCATCGTCTGCGTGGCATTATTCAGCAGCCAGGCTTCAAAGGGCGCGGCGCATTGGAATTCCCCAGCCAGCGCGGACGGACTTGGCACGAGGGCGAAAACCGCTTTGTTTCCCGCGTAATTCGTGACCGTCGCTTGTGTGGTCGTGACGAAGAAATAGACCTGCGAATTCGGGGAGCTGTAGTTATTCGCGATTCCGGCCAGCGCGCCGCCCAGCACGGCCGTGCCGGTAGCAGTCACGCCAGTGGTCGGGGCGGCGAATGTAAGCGTTGGGGCGGCCGTATAGCCGGAGCCGGGATTGGTGATCACGAACGATGTAACGGACCCGCCAGTGACGATGCCGTAGCCGGTGGCGGTTACGCCGGAGGTCGGAGCCGTGAATGTCGCGGCAACGGTGCTGGTGGTATAGCCAGACCCGCCAGCGGTGATCGTGACCGATTGGACGCCATCGACCGCGTCCCATGTCTGCGGCGTCAGGAATGCGTAGAAGATGCCGGGGTTATTCGCAATCCAGCTTTGCAGGACAGGGATATCATCGCCAACAGTGGTCTCGACGCCAAGCTCGAGCACATAGCAACCGACGCCGTTCCCCTGCGCGAAAAAAGTTGTCGCCATGCGGACGATTTCAGCGCCGTTCCCGGTCGCGCCCGTTCCTACGAGAGCATTAACCGCCGCGAGATTCCCGCAATAGGCATAGGCATTCGTCGCCAGCGTCGTCGCTCCGAGCGAGATCAGCGCGCCAGATTGCTGTAAATCCGACGGCTCCGAAGCGTAGGTAACAACCGTATTGAGATTTACAATCGACATAGCTGTTTCCTATGCATAGGATGCGGCGATAACTTGTGACGTTCCAGGCACGATTAAAATCCCGGTGTTGCACGGCATTCCGATATCATAAGTCCCGACAGCAGCGGGGATCGCAGCAATCTGATTTGCGAGGGCCGCCGACCCAATCGCATTGGTGTCATTTGCTGTTCCCGCAGTCGTGCCAGCGACGAGAACCTGCACGCGCACGAGCACGCCGCGACCATTTTTCACAACGGTCGCGGCCGAGATATCAAATGCCGTAAACGTCCCCCAGGGAGTTGGACCTGCGCCGCTCATGGGGGGATCAATTTTGATAATTTGCGCTGATCGAGCCGGTGACGGCTGGCGTCGTGCCGCCAAGAGCCACCGCGATGCGCCATTCATTTGGGAGGACGGCGTTGGCGCTTTCGTTCGCCAACGACGCGATGCCGGGATAGATTTGCAGCATCGTCACGCCAGTCGCGGCAAGAGCGGCGCTTTCGAGCAGCGTGACATATCCCTGCGAGACCGAATCATACGCTTCAATTGTGACGGTTACGGTCGGGCTGGTGCCAGTGAGCGCCGTAATGTTCACATATACGGTCAGGCCACGGAAAAATCCGTTTACCATCGTATTGGAGTTGACGTCCGCAGTGGCGGCGACCAGCGTGACGAGTTCGCCGAGCGGCGTATTGGGGGGATAATAAGGTGCCTGCTGCATTTTCGTTATCCTTATCTTTGCACTGTCGTGGCAACGGTAGCCGAGAGGATCATACGCCGGGCGATCGCATCGGATGTTGACTGGTAGTAGGACGCATCGATATTGATAGTTTTTTTCAGGGCTAACGCAATGATTTCTCGCTGCGTCCGCTTATCGTCTCGGATAATAGGCGAATTGCAAAACCCGAAATCATCTGTCGCGAGGCTGTATTCTATCAGCGTGGCCAGATATTGAATCGCAGATTGATTATTGAACCCATAGAGCGTGAGGCGGACTCTGTCGCGCGACAATTGCTGGGAAGCTACCCCCTGTAGCGCATTCGGCGGCGTCGGAGCTCCTGGCCAAATATAGCGCGGAAATCCTTGCAGCGGCATAGTGGCGTCAGGCTCTACATGCGCGGTGATGTAGGGCGGGACGGCATTCGGCGGCACCAGGAAAGAGGCATATACCGGCGCGGCGCTGTTAAGCGTGAGCCAGATCGGCAGGCTATTGCTAACGATCGGACCGGCGGGGAGATCCGCGGCGGAGGCGATCAATTGCGAGCGCAGGGCCGGCAAAACGGCGATCCCGAAATAATGCCAGAGATTCGCCGGGCCGAACTGCGCGCCGCGACGCGAAAACGAAATCATCAAATTCGCGCCGTCAGAGAGCGGCCATGTCGCGATCCAGAGTGTCCCGGGATCGAACAGATTGAACTCGGTGATTTCCTGCTCTGAAGTGAAAATCACCATGTTCTCGCCGGCCGTCTGATCCTCGTCCTGCCGCATCTCCGTGGCGTAATGCAGAGAGCCGAGCACCTGCAAAATCTCTGCGCTGGCGACCCAGAACAGGTAATCGTCCTGCGACACGGCGAGCGCGGTATATTTGGTGAACGTAACAACCTGCCGGACGGCGATCGCATTGACGCCGTGCTCGAGCGCGGCTTGAAGCTGCCCGTGCTGTCCCGATGCGGTATTAATGGAAACCATCAGGTTTCCATCCATGCGCGAAAGCTGGATTGGTACAGCCCTGTATCGATGAACGCGGGGCGCGCCGGATTGCTCGACGCATAGGGATGCATGAAATTATGCCGGACGCCGGCCTCAGATGCGCCGGTGAACCCGCCGGTGCTCGCAACGAAATAGGCCGCCTCAGCGTCGGTCAGCCCCTTGAAAATCGTTGCCATCTCGCCAGCGTCCAGAAAATCCCTGAAGCTCTCTTCGATTTTCTTTTCCGCATCCTCGAATATTTTGTTAGGAACCTCGCCCTTCATCAATTTACGGATGGCATTGGTTGCGGATTTCGCAAGCCATTCGGCAATGATTCCCTCTCTGGCGTAATAAAACGTTGCCATCACGTTATACTTCGCCTCAAGGATTTTCGCGACGTCAACAGTCGTTTTGCTACTGTCGTCATCGTAAATAACCTTTTCGACACCCAGAGCGAGGTCCATCACGAGACTCCCACCGGTGAACCAAAGTCCTGCCCCCAGCCTAGCCAGGTCCGCCCCCATGGGGTTTTGGAAAATTGCAAATCCTGGAACGAAAGCCGCTTCATCGCCTCAGGCACAGTGAATGTCGTGCTGGTGCCCTGGTCACTCGCTGAGGCTACGATGCCGGCAGTCGGGGTACCCAGGCCGAAGCCTCCTGGGCCATTACCCTGTTTTGAACTGAAAAATGACTGCCCAGGCTGATCCGGCGTGATTTCAAGCTGCACATGCGTCGCGCATGCATAGACGACATATACATAATCATTGGCCTGCACGGTAGGGACTCGGAGCGTCAGCGCCATCGCGCGGTTGAAGGCAAAGCCGAGCCATGGGGATGCGCTGGTATCAGCAAGCGGGACTGATGCCCCGGAGACTATCGTTACCAGATCGTAATTCGTCCCGATGGCGATTGGGGTTGCGTTTTGCAATTCCTCGTTGGCGTAAACGTTCCAGCCGGTTGCCTCTATTGCCGCGGGGGGAGATGCAATCGAAACGCTTCCGGTCGGTCCGGTGACGGCAATCGTCGAGGACGCTGAGGGCAGACTCTCGCCGTATTGCGTGAGCCATGTCACCTGGGCCGACACATTCCCGGTCGGCAGCGTTCCCCCTGACGTGGAGGCGGTCAGGGCCGGCGCTGGCGGCGAGCCAAGGGCATATTGAAGCGCCGTGGCGGGAATCTGCACTTCGTTTTGCAGATGTATTTGGTAATCCGCAACGTTTGGCACATTTGGCTGTGTGTAAAACTGTTGCATCCCAGTTATGCGATTTCGAACTTCCCGCCGTCGATCGAAGCAATGATGGTCGAGGTAATCCCGCCCGATGGCAGCGTTTCACCGGCCGGCGCCACTTCCTCGATTTCCGTAACCGTCACCAGCGCGCCGGGATTGGTGATCGATTGCTTGCCCCTGGCGACGCCATCGAAGCCTTTGGCGAGATCGACCCGCTGCCGCGCGCTGACTTTCCGGCGCCGGGTCATATCTGTTTCGTAGGCAGCTTCGATCGTATCCGCAGGAGCCGGGCGCTCCCATCGGTACGCCAGGCCGGCAAATCCGTCCGGTGTGGCATTTTTCGGGCCGCTGATCTCCATGCCGCCGTAAAATTCCACCTGCTGAATAGCGCGCATTTTGCTGACTTCGTCGAAGGCGTCGCCCATGACTTCCTGGCCGCCGGCAGGGATATTCAGCATCGCGAGCCTGCCGCTTTCGAGACGCAGCAGGAACTTATGCCGATGGCGACTGGCATTGATGATATAGAGGTCAGACATCCTTGTCTCCTTACGGAGTGATTGAGATCAGATAAAGCCCCTGTGGGCGCCAATTCCACCCGCTGGTGCTGCGCGTTTCGAGAACAACGGTGATGCCGCCATCCGGGATCGGAGTCGGTATTTTGATCGGAGCCGCAAACGCGGTGTACATCGTATTGATCGCATTCAGCGAGGGCTTGCCTTCGTTGAACGGCGCGATATCAAGGCCCTCGATCTTCGGAGGCTCGATTTCCGGCGCGGTCATGATGACCATATCGGCGCCGCCAGCGCCTTTGCCGATCAACGTATCATCGTAGTACCACTCGAACCCCATGCTGTTGCGCTCGGCGATGGTTTGGATCATCCCCGAAACGGTCTGCGACCCGGCGCCGTCACGCTGGAACGAGGTAAGCTGCACGACACCGGATTCTGCCATGGCAAGCAAAATCCGCTGCGGGCCGAGCAAGCGCACCTTCAACCGCTGGCCGCCCTGCCACATTCCGGTCTGCAACGCGACAATCTGATTCAGGAAAAAGATGGCAAGCTGCCCAGGATCGTAGGTGCTGAGCGTTTTATTGTTGTAACTATCAGGGGGGAGAGTCACCGCCGTAGCGCCGGATGCGTTCAAGAGTCCTTCGTTGTTATCAGGGTTCATGCCATACAGGAGCATATCGCGCTCCATCATGTAAATTCCCTGCCGCTGCGTTGTTTCCAGTTCCTCCGGCAGCCCGAGCGCATAATGCGCGGCGGCCGAGACGTCATGGTGGTTGTAAACGCAACGATTGCGGAGAAGATAAGTCGCGGTTTTGTCGAACGATGCTCTCAGCGACATGCTGGGAAGAAAGTTGCCGGCGCTCTGCGCGGCCTGCGCATTCGTTCGGATATCGTAGGAATTGACGTAAACAAACAGGTCATCATCGCCGATGCGGACGGCGAGGGCACCGCCAGGAAGGCACGCCTCGAACGCGCCAGAAGGCTGCGCATAGGTGCGGATCAGCCCCGGCTCGGTGTAATTCGGGCTGACTTTTTCCTGGGCCGGGAAATATGAACTTGCCATGTGCGGGTGCCTTTCTCAGATTTGGATAATGGCGACAGGACCATTGATCCAATTCGCATATCCCGAGACCATATCAGGGATTTTGCTATTGGTGTTCAGCCCGAGCAGGAGCGCCGGGAGCGCGCCAGTCGTCGAATTGTAGGTGGTGACCGCATTCGCGGTGAAATCCCACGATATCTGCGTATTGATCGGCACGCCGGAAAGGGACGCTAGCGCGGCTTCATCGACGGGGACGACAATGCGCGCGTTGGTATGCAACCGGACCAGGGCCACCGACATGCCCGGAGAGAACATCGGCACGTTGTTCGAATTCGTGATGATGCCGTTATATGCCTGGTTCGCGATCATGAAGCCGGTGATCCCGGCATTCGTGGCAGCCAGCGAAACAACGCAGCCGGTCTGATTGGCCCCCGGAAGCTCGCCAGGATTGGTCTCAGTGATCGGCAGGCCGGCGTAGAGGCCCTGCGTCACAGTGCTCGCGACCAGCCCCGTGGTGATCCACTGCTGGGCGTCAGGGTCATCGAGCATGATCCCCGAGTAGTAGCCCTGCGTTTCGAGCAGGAAGCTACTCTGCGGAGACGTGGTTTTCATGAAATTCTGGCTAAGAAACCCGCTCATCGGCTTATTCCCTTCTCGGAATTACTGGCTGCGCGGCCGGTCAAGCTGGACACCGACAGGTGGCGCGCTGAATTGGCGGCGCCAGGCGCGCGGATCGCCTTCGTATCGGGTGATTTCGCGGCCGGCGCCATCTCGCGTCACGATCGGGATCAAGCGGCCGACCGTGCGAACCGCATCCGATCGGGATGCGAGCTGGGCATCCGCGTAGATCGTATTTTCGATGGCGTCGAAGGCCGCGCCAGTTAGACCATGGAGCGGAATTTCCTTGAGCTTCGGGCTATACTTCTTCAGGCGCGCAAGCACACGGCGGCGATATCCTTCGGACCGCTCACCAAGGAGTGGGCGCTCGATCCGCTCGCCGAGGGATTGCAACGCGAGGTCGGCGCGGTGCTGCGCATCCGCCAATTTCGCGGAATCCTCGAAATCCGGCTCAGCGGAGAACGCATCGAGCTTCCGTTGCATTTCCGCAATTTTGCCGCTGAGATTGAGGTCAGGTTCCTCGGATTGGACACGCTCGCCGTCCTTACGCTTGGCGTCCTTGCGCTTGGCGTCCTCCGGATCTTCCTCCGGCTTTTCTTCGCCGTCCTTGCGCTTGGCGTCCTCGCGCTTGGCATCCTTGCGATCTTCCTCCGGATCTTCCTCTGGCTCTTTCTTGGAGTCGGCACGATGCTTGGCGTCCATGGCGTCGAATCGCTTATTCAGGCCATCGTACGCCGTCATCATATCGTCCATGCGCTTGCTAAGCTTGTCCATGCACTCCATGATTTTGTCTTCGCCATCAGCCATTTTCTTTTCCTCATGCGCTTCGGGAGAGCCGTCTTCAGAAATTTCCTTTTCGCCTTCAGGCTTTTCTTTGTTCATCGAATCATTCCTGATCCCAGATAAGCCGCGCCCTTTGTCCCAGACGCCTTCAGCGACAATTGCGAGATGATCGATGAGAGATGGCGATCCCTCAATGAGCAGCTTTTCGCCATTGACCTCAGCGCGAGCCAGGTCGTCCCCCTGGCTGAATTGCACGCCGGGCGACGTGGAGACCGTGCCGGTTCGCAAGCCCTCGACGATTTCGTCGTCAAAAAGTCGCGCAATACCCCATACCTCATCACCGTCAGGCGCTTCGCGCCCATCGCGGGCTGCGTAAGGATAGATAACGCTCCCGATGCTTCTATTAACATATTCCTCCGCATTTAGCAATGATCGCTCCGGGTGAACCATTATGACTGGTAATCCATTGCACCTGCTAACAAATTCCGGGGAAAGAAAGATTGCTGGATCGCGCCAGACAAATTCTTTAAGTCCGACTCGATAGCTTGCCCCGGTGCCAGTAATCCGCATGGCATAGAGCCAGGAGTTTTTGCATTGCGTCGGGCTTGGCAACTCTCCGCGCGCGATCGCGATTGCCATTTCTCTTTCGTTCAATGGCTTAGCTCCCTCTTACCTTTTGCCGTCAGCATGTCTTGCGGTAACTCGCTGATATCGTGAATATATCTAACCCAACAGCGACAATAAACTTCTTCCCCGGGTTGCGTGATCGCATCGAGATAACCGGCAGGGCCAACTCTCATCAGCCCATCCGCCATCGCCGGATTCCCGCGAATGGCGTACACCTTCCCATCCCGCTCCTTGTGCTCCGGGCGATAATCGTAGCTGGCATCTCGCCAATGCGATCTCCATACGCCGGCAATGGCGCCGTTTTGCTTCGCGACTATGGAAGCAACGTTCGCCAACAGTTTGTGGGACTGGTCGATCGTTACGCGGCGCCACTCGTATTTTTCTTGCGCTATTGGCTTTATAATCGATTCTTGCGCTTTAGCAATGCTTTCTCTCGTTGCCCCGGACGGCGGAACAGAGGTCATCCATCCCTGAAATCGCGCCAGCGTGCGATTGATTGCATCCTCGCGGCGAAGCTTTATCAGATCGGCGGATTCGCGAATTTTGCGGTCAAGCTCAGCCCGCAACTCCGGTTGCACCATCGCAATGGTATATGCTTTTACTTTCGGAACGTATTCCGTTATCCGGTCCGGCCTCGTAACCTTCCCGAATATGCCCGTTAGAGATTCCTGAATCCGGCGTTTGCTTTCCTCATCGGAGGGAAGGAAGCCAGACGCCGCTTCCCGCAATTTCGCAATCCACGCGGGGATCATCGATGGCGGCACATTCCCGGCGGCGAAATAGCGCACCGCTTCCGAAACAGCGGCCCGGAACGATTTACGCCGCTGTGGGGGCATTCCGCTTTTCCCGCCGCCGCTCGATTATCTCCTTGAGGCGATACGCAGGATCGTCATCGCTCTTGGCTCGCTTGGTCGCGGCCAGTAGCTTTTTCAGTTCCGCCAGCGTTTCCGCGATGGCTTTGTTTTCGGCGGCGGAGTCTTCATAGGCTTCTGGCGCCACCTCTGGCTCGCGTCCCTCACCCCAGCTTTCGACCACCTGCGGGCTGGCTTTCCTCAATTCTTCTTCATCGATCATCAGTTCGCTAGTGAACAGTTTCTTGCGGCTGTTGATTTCGTCCGCGACCCAGCCGACAAGGCGGGCGCGATTTTCCGGGTCGAGCAGGGGAGACATCGTTTCAATCAGGCCGATCACGGCTTTGAAACGAACGTCTTCGACGAGAATTTGTTCGCTTTCCGGCTCGATTAGCAAGCTCGGCCAGGTGGCATCGAACGAATTGCGCCATTGGCAGAATGTCCGCTCATAACCAAGCTTGCGGTATTCAGGGAAATCGCGGCAAATCCCTTTGTAAAAATCAGGATTCCACGCCACTCGCTGCACGATATCATCGAAGAATACATAAAGCGGACGCATTTCTGTCCTGACGCCATCGATATATCTTGCGATCTGCTTCCCGTCCTCTTTCCCCTCGGCAAAGACGGAAACCATATTTTCCTGATTGAGAATATACTCCGGCATGTTGCTGGCGGCGGCAATGTTTTTGAGGATGTTTTCGCGCGCAAGACGATACGGCTCTGCAAGCATTTGCAGGTTCATACTCTCCGCAGCTTCCTCGGGCGCAAGCGAAATCACATTCCCGGTCGATGCCGTTTTGAGTTGTTGCCGCTTGAAATTGAACATGTCCCAAAGTCGGCGATTGGTATTGCTGCTCTGCGCAACGAGCTTCAGCACCAGCACGCCGGCCTTGAATGCCACCATGTCATCGGTGATCATCGTCTGGACAAAGGATTTCAGCGGATAAAGCGCGCGCTGATAGACCGATCGGCCGGTAAATCCGAATGCGGAATCGGAGTATTGGATGTAGATCGGCTTCTCGTTCATTACGACAACGGTATTAGCTGGATGATATACCGTCGCGCCGACGCGAACGTGCTGCGGCCTCTGAAAATCGGGAGAGTTCGGGTCTTGGCTCAGCACCAGCGATCCCGCCGTTGTCAGCGGGTCGAGAACGTTGAAGAATAGGTCATAGGAATACAGCTTCTCGCGATCGAGCGGCTTGGAGGCATCCTGGCCGCGTGCCCCCATTGCCAGCGCGGAAATGCCATAGATGCGCGCGCTACCTTGCGTATTCGCAATAATCGCATCAGCTCCAACCCCGCCGATTGTATCCCATACCGAAAGAAACGCCTCTTTCAGCCGTTCTTCTGGGCCAAGCGGGACTGTGATCTCGCGCGGTTGCGACTGGCTCAACGCAATCGGCGTATCCACCATTTTCGATCCGAGCACGTGCGAGACGTAGATCGCCTTGCACAACTCGTAAGATGGTTGCGAGCCTGGAAGGATTTCCGTTGCCTGCAAAATCTGCATCAGCCCGCTGGTCATGGCGGAGCCAACCGCAGACGTGGCCTGGCCGCCGTCGCCGATGCCGCTTGTGCCGAATCCGCTCATTGGGTCAATTCCATTTCGAATCCCCTAGCGATGCAGCGAGTGTTGGTTAGCGGCGATCGCACTAGGGCGCACATCTGGCAACCATACTAACACGCGAGAGAGATGGCAAGCGCGGTTCGGGGGGCACCGGGCAACAGAAGCCCCCACACGGCGCGAGGCGGCAGTTACCACGCGGCATAACTCTGCATAACATTCCCCTTGCCATTCGCGCATTTTTGTGCGATATGAGGGGCCGTGAATGGCGCCACGTTCATCCGCAAGCTGCGGAACCTCGCCAAAGAGCAAGGACGCCCTCCATGCGGTTCATCTATCCCTATACCGTCCACCAAAGCGACGATGGCATGTGGCAGGTTCGTTTCCCGGACGTGCCCGAGGCGCTGACCGAGGGAGAAACCGAAGCCGAGGCGCACGCCCTCGCCCCTGATGCGTTGATCGCGGCCCTCGGCGGTATTGCGAAACTGCGCCGCGCTCTCCCCGAACCGTCAGCGGAAGGCGCGTTCTTCGTTGTCGTGCCCATGATGCTTGAGGGTTTGCGCCCGCACCTGGTGGACCCGGTGCGCGCTGACGCCCTGACGGCTCTTGTCGAACAGTTGCATGAGAAGAAGACGCCTACGAACGTCGCGCAGGTTCGCCAGCTCAGCCCATTCC